AACCCATAGGGGGTGGTATTTTTGGGACACCCTCCCCCGGGGTTCAATAAATAATGATCTTATAGCATATTTGTCGTATTTTTAACAGTTCTTATTAAAAACATATAACTTTTAATTATGTTCAAACTGGAAACATAACCTATTTATAAACTTTTTTGTAGTTTACTATACTTCCATCCTTACCGATAGCACCTAATTCTATTAATTGATCAATTGCTTTTTCTAATTCTTCATTATTTAATTCGTCGGAAAGCTCTGACGAAGTATTTGAAAGCTGATCTAATCTTTCGCAAGTTGAATATCCCTTAGATAGATCATAAAAATACCATTCATCCCATTCTGTAAATGGATTAAAAGGGTTGTCGGTAGTTGTTATACGAACCATTTTTTTCATGCTAAGCGATCTCCTTTCCTGTTAAATAGTTAACGACTGTAGTTACACTTACACCTAGATATTCAGCAATTTCTGCGTTACTATAACCTCTATTAGATAAGCTCTTAAGTCTAGATACTTGAGATTTTGATAGACTACGATGATATTGCGGCATTGATAATTGTTTTAATCTATCTTTGTCGGCATTATTTATTATTTCTAACAATTTATTCTTAGTTATAGCTCCTGCTTGTATAGCTTCCCATTCCTTATCTGTAATATATATCTCCTTGCGTTTAGCACCAACATTAGCTCTTGCTCTTGCTAATAATTGGGTAGAGCGCTTCCTTTTTTCCTCATCAGTCATTCTAGGATTATCAGTTTCTATAGCCTTCATTTGTGAAGCAGTTATTAATTGCGCTTGTCTTTCTCTAGGGGCGTTTAAAATTGCATCATCCAATTTAGCATTAAGCTCTTCGACTTGTTCTGCATAAACTTTTCTAGCCGAAGGACTATAATCTATATCTTTAATAGCTATAGCTTCTTTTCTAGCTTTGTTTCCTAGATCTTTCATATAATTAGCATAATCGGCATATATTTCTTCTTGTATTGTTCCGGAAGATAATATATGAGCATCTTCTGCCTCCATCATTTTTGTAGATTTAATGACAACTGGAGTTGTTTTTGTCATTTCGGTGGTTACTTTAACATATTTTCCTTCACTATTTTTATAATAAAGATTACCATCTTTTTGATAAACTCTGGCTTTTTGTTTTTTACCAGCAGAATCTACATAGGACACTTCCGTTTTCATTTCTCCGGTGTATCTATATGCTTTTTTACCAGTTTTTGGATCGGCTTTTAAAATAAGTTTGTCTTTATCAGCATAAACTTTTCCAGTAATTTCATCAACATATAAACTTTTTTCAGAATCGATTAAAGTTAATGGATTTCCAGTATCTTTGGCAAAAGGAGAACCTTCTTTTCTAATAGGAACTCTTAGATCTGATTTAGCTTTCGAAATTAATGTGGAGGCCCCACCAGTTTCTTTGCCAGTCAACGGGTCAATCATTCTTGGTTGATATTTTTTCTTTAAAGCATCAATGCCATTATCAATTTCACTTTGTTTATAATCTAATTTATGTTTTTCAGCATCAATGACAACCATTGAATGTCTAACAGCTCTTGCTAATTCATCTGGACTAGCGCCTTTTAAAGTCATATCAGTAATTAAATTAGAAACAACACCCATTTGTTTTTGAGTGTCGGTCATAAGTTTATATCTTATTCCATTTCTAACATATACTTCTTCGCCAAGTTTATCAGATTCAGTTTTGCTTTCAACAGGATCTGGTCCATATGATAACTTAGGATCAAACCCAATAAGTCCTGGTAAAGGATCACTAGTGGATATTTTGAATTTTCCACTCAATGGTATTACCATTACAGTATCGCCATCAAAGTCTGCACCAGATAATCTATCGGCAACATTTTTACTTATCCCAACCGCATCGATGTTTCCAGAAGTACCTATTATGTCTTTTCCTTCTTGCAATCTATTATTTACAGTTAGAGTCGGAATTTCAAAAGTTCCTCCATGAGGATATCTTACTAAAATAACTTTTTCTCCATCTTTATAATTCGGTGCATAAATTTCGGTATCTTTTACATTAGTTAAAGGAAGAATTACTTGATATTTTTGCCCAGGTAAATGTGCTGCTTTTAATTCAACAGCCGCTTTATCACATTTGTCAGCAAACTCTTCAAGCATTTGTTTCTTTATTGTAGGATTATTAATATCCATAATGTTTTCGAATTCCGATTGTTTTCCTATTTCAGCTAATTCCAATTGCCTTTTTATCAATGCTTTTGGTTGTTTTGATAGAAATTGAGATGGCAATTCTTTGGACCATTCTCCCCAATCGCCAGCATCGGATCTTTTATTAATAAGAGATAAATGTTCTTTTCCATCATCTCCAATGTAATAGGATTGTCCTCCTCCAGGACCAATTCCTTCTTTTATAGCAGAGCCAAATGGATTTGTCGGATCGTCCTTTATCTTTTTTAAAACATCCATTTTACTATGACTTTTATCTTTATTTGTGTTAAATATAAGGTCTATTCCATCTGGCATATCGCTGCCGTCAGAATAAACCGCCATGCCTTTGATATAATGAGTACCATCTACTAAAATACGAACCTGAGCATAATTTGATTCGCCTAAAGATAAATCTTTTACTCCACGACGAATTTCAACAACACCATCTTTAGCGATTCCACCATCTTCAGCATATCTAATTGCTAATCTTTTAGAATCTAATGATTCTGGATAATGAAACGCTTCTTTAAAAGTTTCACCATCATAAGATTTATGTTTGTCAGTAATTCTATCTATTTTATCAAAATCCTCTTGTTTAGGCCTTTGGGCATCGGGCTTTGCTAAAACTTGAACAATAGTTCCTTGGCCCTTTTGTCCAGCTTGCGGAACACGAATATCATAAATTTTATAGCCAGCATTTTCTAAAATATATAATGCCGTATCCATTTTATCAGCACTTACATTAATGGCTTTTTCAGAACCCTTCCCCACATCTAAATATCCAAAACTACTGTTGTCAACCATATTTTTTAAATCATCGGCGGTTTTCATTGCAATGTGCAATTTAGCTTCTCTATCAGAATTTAATAATGACCCAACAGTAGTGTCACCAATATGTTCTCCATATTTTTCACTTAATTCCTTAGCAATTTGAGTTTTTGTCTTTCCATCAGCTAAAGCACTTTTAGCATATGCTATTTTATCTAATTTAATTCTATCTTTGGATATTGAATATGCCATTCTATATTCTTTAGTATTCAACCCTTCAACATCACAAATTTCTTTCTCAGAAAGACCTTCTTTTTTATAAGCTTGCACTCTCGAATAAAAATCTGGACTATGTTGAAATGGATCTTCGCCAGACCCCCATGGATATCTTCCAGAACGTCTTTTAATACCATAATGCATTAAATCTCTAACAGTATACTCTTCATTTGCAATTAATTCAGAATGTTCTATTTCAGGATTAATATATGTTTTAAATATAAACCCAGGAGTCCTAACATCGTCAATATTTGTTTCTAGCACATGTGCTCTATATTTATTCCATGCTTCTAAAAACCAAGGTTGATCTCCATATTTTCTGATTATTCCATCTAATGATTCGCAAATGAATCCGGGTAAATCACTATAAAAGTCTTTTTCTATTTTTTTATCTAAAAATTCAGCATCCATAATCATCTACCCTCTCTTTCTAAATATGATAAAATTAATTGGGATCTATTTTGTATAAGTTTCATAAATGACTCAATTTCACTAGGATCTGGAGTATTTATTGAAATTTCAAAATTCTGATATATTCTTAATTCAGTTGCAAAATGTCTTGGGTTTTTATGATATTCAAGACAAAACAAAGCTGCGTAGATAAGTAATTGTTCAAAATGAGCAGTTGTTGTTCCAGTTTTTAAATCATGGATTCTTAATATCTTATCTTTTTCATTAAATAATATAGCATCGCAAGTTCCAAAACAATAGCTATTATAATACAAAAGTATTTCAGAAGACATATGATATCCTATCGCATCATTAACAAAAGGAATAAGATTTGTTAATATAGCATCTGGATCATAAGCATCTTTAGGAACAAAAGCATGATATAAACTTATTTCAATTAAATGCTTATCATGTTTATTTATTTTTGTTCTATTTAAAATACAATCATGTGCTAATTCATGTATAGTAGTTCCTATTATTGTTGAGAATTGACTATAGTATCTATTCTCAAATATAGAATCTGTCCAATTTACCCAGTGAAAATTGCTCGCTCCCAAAAAAGCATGTTTTCCTTCTAATTGGTGGTGATCATTCCATTGCATTAGTGGCTTCCTCCTAAAAATATTAATGTTTTAAGTATTCATACATTTCGTCAAGAATTTGCTGCTTATTCTCTGGAAATATAAAAGCTCCATAACTATTCTTCTTAGCTTTATCAATATAGTAATCTTGGTTTGGGCGATGAGGTGCATCTTCTGAAATCTTTGCTTCTAAAAATGCATGCTTATCTTTATATAAAATTATTAAATCAGGAATGCCTTGTTTATAATTGGCATCATTCTTTAAAATATCAAGATTATCTTCTCCAAGATCTTTTTTAATTGTCTTTATAAGGTCTGCCTGAAAATCAGACTCATGTTTATAAATCTTTTCTTTAGGCATAGCAACTCCTTTGTAAAAATATAGAAGATATGTAAGGATTTAGGTTACCTTTACTTTTCTCTCCATTAGAAGATATGTTTTTTTTGCGGAATCTTTTAGTTTCATAACAAAAAAAATAAGAATCTATGTATCATTTACGATACTCTAAATTCTTACTATGAATTTAAACTAACTGTTTTCTTACTACACTAGAATATTACATCAAGTATTTCATACTCACAGTGTTTGCTCATTCCATACTCATACGGTTTGTCTGTAAGCAAACATTACTATATTTTGTGGTATAGTGTTTTCTCTCATTAAAAGATATGTTTTTTTTGCGCTTCAGATTTCACCATTTTGTTTAAGTGAAAAATATCCAAATACTAAAACTAAATATGTTAATAGCATGATAGATCCTAATACACAATTGGCAACTAGTATGCCATATGGAATTTCTGGGATTAAACATGCACTTAAAATCATATATAGTCCAATAACTAAGGGCATTGTGATAAATATTGTCATTTATATTCTCCTTTCCATCGAATATAGTCAAAATATTCTTTTTTCCGTCATTTGTACGATATAATCTCTGCACTCTATATAATTATAATAACATATATCTGGATTAATATAATGATGCACTTTTTCTTTGTATTTTTTAATTCTTAAAGTCTTCATTTGAATCTCCTTTTAATTGTACAAAAGTTCTATATTTTTAGTTTTGTGTCAAATTGCCACTTTTTCTTATATTTATATATATAAAAAAAAAATAAAAATATATAAAAAATAGGAAAATTTTTGACATTTGACAAGAAACCACAAAAAATATCGATAAAATGGGCACTTTTGGCCTTGTCAAAAATGTGACACTTTTCATTTCTTGTCAAAAATTTTTGACACAAATAGCACTTTTTCTCAATTTGTTTACCCAAAATATAGTTTTTGTGACACTTTTTGTCATTTTTGTCAATTTCGTGCCACTTTTTAAAATATTTTTGACAAGCTTTTTATGAACATTTTTGCAACTCCGAAATTACCTCTACTATAAAAAATTCGCTAACTTCCTCATTACATTTAGTATATACATCAGGTTTTTCAAATGATATTACTCTACGTATCATAACACGTTCTCCGATTTTTTGTTTTATATTTTCTTTGATAATATCCATACATTGTTCGCGTTGTTCGGAATACTTAGAATTAATCATTGCGTCGGCTGGTATATGCTTACTAATATTTTCATGCCAAATACGTTTGAATATTCTATAAAAATGAACTTTTCCAATAACAGTATTTCCATATCTTTTTAAGCATTGATATATATAGTCATCTGGATTTTCTTTTATTATATTTTTTTTTCGTTTCCCGCATGAAGAATAATTGTATTCTGGATAATAATTAGAGTCATCTACCCAAAATACTTTTATAATACCGTTTTCACGTTTTTTATAAGTTATAAAAGGTTTAAAATCACTTTCTTCCTCAGTTACTTTTATAACTGGCAATTTACTTAACCCTTTCGGTCCTTTTAGAGCATTTAATGTACATTTTGTATAGAGTTGATCTTTATTTTTACTTCTACGAACCATAAATGGTACTAAAGATCTACGATTTTTTGCATTATAACCATATAAATCTAACGCATCTGCTAAAGTCATCATATTTTTTTTCTCCTTTTTAAATATAAAAGTTTTAATGTTTGAATATTTCATTATGTTTTCCTAATTTTTTATTATTTAAAATATAATGAACCATGTTTTAAATGATCCATATATTTTTTACTTAGATTTCTTTTCAATCTCTAAATTTTTATCTTCTATGCGTTTAAGTCTTTTATGTAGATCGTAAGTGTTCTTTTGCAACATCCATAGAGCGCCAGAAACACAAATACCTCCTACAATTGTCAAACAATTACATAGTAAATCTTTATTAAATTTCATTTTAGAAATCCTCCTCATTATAGAATATGTTTAAATTGCGAATTAACATATTTAGTTAAGGATTTTTATATAGTCTATACTTAGTTCCAATTTTAGAAGCAGATGATTCAAACCAAATATCATCATATTTAGTTTCCAAAGGTTTATTATGTTTTTCCATCAATTCTCTATACCAAAATCTAAGTATACTCGGAAGCCATATTAATATGATTTGAAAAGGACCCAAAAGAGCATTTTGGCAAGTGTGACCAAATTCATGATCTTTTATTGTATCAAATGACCATCCGCCAAGCGAAGTAAAGAAACAAGTTCCCATCTCAAATCCCCAGTAATGTTTTTTGGAAAATAATACTAGTTGAACGGCATAAATATAATTATACTTATGAAATTCCAATTTCCATGGCAATAGAACCACAGTTAATAGTAATCCTAATAATGTTAACGGCAATCCCCAAGTAAAATTTAGAACGTAAAATAGAATCGGATGTTTTGCTATAAAGAATCCTCCTTTAGTAACAATACTTTCCATAATACTTCCAATTTTAGTTTTTTTCATTCGCTTTCTCCTTTTAAAATATAAAAGACGTATTTATACGGCTACGTCAGACCGCTTTAGAATAAATGTATTGCACGGATTTAGAATTATTAAATAAGAAAGGAGGTAATGAGGTAATTATGATAACAAAATAAAATTAGCCATTTTGTTCTAAAGATATAATTCTAAACGGGTTTGGCCGGTTTTCCTTCCGAGTTTATTATTTTTTATTACGTATATTTTTTACTGCGCAGCAAGTAACATAAGCATAGAAACCAGTTGCAACAGCTGCGATGCCAATAAAGATTCCTTTGCGCATACCAGAAAAATATATACTATTGGTTATTTTATTCGTTAAACTGGTATTTTTTGTAACGAAATCGATAAATGTCGATGCCTCTTGTTCAGTCATTTTAACATTAAAATTAATCATTTTATTTTTCTCCTTTTTTAAAACATAAAACCTAAGGAACCGTGTTTGATTCCTTAGTTTAAGAAATTACTTAGATTTCTTTTCTTTGTCGTTAAAAAAAGCCTTTTTGAGTTTACCTCCATTTTTACAAATAGCTTCAGTTAGTAAACTAGTAGCTACTGATATACCAGCGGAAACTCCAAGGATTTTAAAAAACATTTTCATAAATAAATCTCCATTTTTCCTTCATTATAGAATATGTATTTATTGCGAAAATTCTATTGGATTGGAATAAGATGAATATTCTATACAATCCTTTTTAGGATTAAATTTTCTTTTTTTATCATTTGATAAATAAAATAATTTAAGTTGTTGTGGCTTATCTGTTTTAAATACTCCTGAAAAACCTCTTTCATTAAATTTTTTCTTCTTTGATAAAGCCACTGATATGGCTCGATCAATTTTAGCAGAAGATTTTAAATAAAAATAATATAAATCTTTATATGGAGTATTTAATCGATCTATACGTCCGGCAGCCTGCTCCATAACTTTGTAAGAATAGTTTTGCGAATAGAATATAATTGTATCCGTTGTAACGCAATTCCACCCTTCGCATCCAGATGTATATTGTACTAGAAATACCCATGATTCACCAGTTGGAAGTTCTTCATGTTTATGCCCATTCCATTCATGTACATTACTAAAGTTTTTAAACAAATTTCTGAGAATTTCAAGTTCATAATCATAATTATAAAATATAATTACTTTTGGATGAACTTCCATAATATTTACTATTGCCGTACATCTACTTATATCTGAATTAACAACTTTATGTAATATATAGCAATATTCAGAAACATTCTCAATAGGCTTCTTTTCATAAATGTTCCAACGATCATTTGTTACAACATCATATTTATTTTTATCATAAGTAACTAATAATGTTTCATAATGTCGAATAGTATTTCTACCTAATTCATTCATTTTTACAAGAACTCGATTTCGCATTTTTATAAGAGAACCTTCGTTCGTATATCTAAGAACTGATTTATATTTTGTGAATGGATTGAACACTACATGTTTTCTTTCAAAATCAGTTTTATTCCTAAAAAATCCATTAGCAATAAATACTGGCATATAATCTGACCAACTATCACCTGGGGTGGCTGACAATAATATCCATTTATTAGATGCAGCTATTTTAAAAAATGTTTTAACCCATGTTCCATATCCAACCAAGCGTTGCTCATCGAATATAAAGAAAGCATTTTTAATATCTACATATTTTTTAATGTTATTCCAACTGTCAACTACTATTTTATTAGAATATAAATTAGTTTTTATATTGGTTGATAAATAGAACTTAGCCAATTCACCTTCCCATTCTAATAAATCTCGTTTATGGGCAGTTGTTATAATATATAAATCAGGAGGGTTAATCATTCTAACATAGTTTGTTGTATTTAATTGCCCACCATATTGAGTATAATAATAGGCCAAGGAGGTGATAGATTTTCCTGATCCAACACCTCCCCATAATATACAACCTGTATGCATTCGTTTAACAGCATCCACCTGATTATCTCTAAGTTTTACAATAGCCATTAAACTTTTCACTATTTAATTATTATTGCCTAACGGGTCTTCTTCTATTAAATCTTTATTTGCACTAACTAATTCTTGATTCACTGGAACATCCCATTCATCGTATTTTCCACCAAATGCCGATTCTTTGTTTTGAATAACATTAAGTTTTCTTAAATATCCAGAAACTTTACCAGGATGCATTTTAGATTCATATAAATTGATGATACAATCGGCGGATTCGATTCTAATATGATCTAAACACTCGATTGTAGAATCATCTAAAGTTGTACGGCTCTTTTGTCCACGGAAATCAGTATATAAAGTAACTGCTGGTGGGTATGCAGAATTCATATTAACTTTGACATTAATAAAATACATAATTGGATCGTCGGTTCCATCACCACCAATTGAATGAATGGTAAATACTCTTGATGGGTCTTGTTCTAAAGCAGCTTTCACCTCTTCATTAATAACAAGATTAAAGTTTTTGGTTGCGTTACCAAAACGATTTACTTTACCTTGGAAATTAGTCCAAATTAAAACAGCATTACGAACTTCCAATGTTCTATTGTCATGAAATATAAATTCACTTTTATTTAATTCCTCTAAAGAATTTTCGATTAATCTACTCATAATAAATAATTTTCTCCTATAAAATATAAAGACTAAATATTAACTAACAAACCACTCATAGTCCCCATAAGTGGAAATAGTTTTTATTGCAGTATTGACTAAATTATCATAATAAGAAATATCAACATCGTTTTCTTTATGTTGTTTGACAACTTCTTCTGACTCTAGCCAACGATAATCTTTTGTTCCAGTAACAGCGTCGTAACCAATAGAAGCATCTTTCTTTTTAGATTCTTTGATTAATTCACCACCACCAAAACCTTTTTTGATCGGCGTAAATAAACCGACTTTTCCTATGAATTTCAAAGAATGTTCTCCTTCAGGAAGATTTTCATTCATGTCTAAATATATAGAAGTTTTGACTTCTTTTGTTTCGCAAAAATCTTTAAATTCTATCTTCTCGTGTGTAAAACATTTCTTGAATACGTAAGGAATTTGAAATTGAGTACCAGTTGCAGTCCAATGCCCAGCTTTATCCCCATTTTCTTTATCCATAGAACATTTTGCTACATATACGGCATTATTTACCAAACAGAATTTCTGATAAATAGATTCGATTTCAAATGTGTATCCGAATTCTTTACCCTTGTTTAAAATATAATTCTTGATTTCTTCTGTTGGGTTAGATACTTTGATGGAATCTGTTTTAATATGAACTACAGTTCCACCCATATCTTCAATTTCGTGTCTTAATTGACACATAAATAACGCGCCACGTTTAGCTACAATATTATCAATATTTCTTGGATCCTTAAATAAATTTGTGAAATGTGCCGAAGTCAAACCATAAACAGAATTGATTGCTATTTTTAATGCATAAGCTAATCGTTTTATAGCAGCTTCATCAGCATTTTCATTAATAAATTTTCTAAGAATGCCATTCATCATACTGAATACCTTGTCCCAATCATGATGTTTAACAAATATACGAATGTCTACCAAGTCTTTGAAATTCTTAGTATAAACTGGGCCGAATAAATCCAGAGCAATCGCTGAGTGAGGATGCATAGAAGCGACGTCAAATGTTATTATGTTAGGATACATGCCTGGAGCTGCCCAAACAAATCCACCTTCACCTACCTCTTCTCCTAAATAAGTACTGATACCATTTTTATATTCATAGCCATTAAAGCAATGAATATCTTTGGTACCATCACTTCTTTCGCCAGTAGCAAGATTAGTATATATGAATTGCTCTTGAGGTTTCTTATCTCCTCTAAATATAATTCTTCCAGTAAGTTGATTTGTAGTATCGTTTACGGTCGAATGTATACTTGGACATAATTCATTTGCTAATGCTACTAGGATTTCTCTAGCTTCAAAATCAGGTTGTGTTGCTTCAAATACTGCTTCTGTAGATATAACATCATTATCACAATATGCAGCAACTTTTGACCACTCCGATTCTGGAACTGGCTTATCCCACGGTAATCCTAATTCTTGATGGTGAAGTCCAAGTTCAATTTCCCATTTCTTAAGAGATTGCTTCTTTGAAGAATAATCATAAATATCAGTATAACTTAAATTATATGCTTCTTGAAACATTCCGCCATTAATTTTAGATTTAGAATTAACTATATTTTGGGAAAGTTCGAAAAGTTGTTGATTATCATACCCTATAAATCTTGCATATAAAATATGATTGTCGTATCTCCTATTATTAAATCCAATAATTCTATACTTTAGAATATTTTCTATTTCTTTAGAATTTGGATTTATCATTCTAACAACTTTGTTTTCATTTCCTCTCTTTTTCCAGTTTACTAAAAATAAATTTGGGAATACCTCGACATCCAAAAATATAATTGGTAACTCATCTGAAGCAATTACTGAAGATGGTTCGTCGGATCTAAAATGCATTTTATTAACTAGACGAATGCAATATTGTGCATTATGTGTAGAACCAGCCGCAAATGACATAATAGTATTATACATATCACTCACATCATAATTAACGCCATTATTATATGCATCTTCTAATGCTTTAAATATAAAGTCAACAGATGGTTTTGTAGCGCTATGGTACTCTTTATTTAGATTTTTTGTAATAATCGTACGCAGCGCTTTTTCATTCTGAACTGCATCAAAATTTAACATCGCTTTCTCCTTTCTTTTTGGCAATACATCTCCTAAATGATTTATAGTTTCAGCATTGCATTTGGTAAGCTTACGTCGTAAACTACTATTTCCAGTAAATACTTTAATTTCAATATCCTCAGAATATAGTCTATTTAATTTAGAGACGTCTCCGTCATAAATATAATGTAAATGAATTCCAGCACCTGATTTGCTTAATTCAGCATAAGTTTTCGGCCATTTGCTTGCTTCTTCTAGATTTTTATCAAAGCTTTTATTCCCGGTTTCATCTTTTAAATCAAAATCAATTACTATATGATTTTCTGGGATTTTAACATAATGCAATTTACTAGTATCGATATCATTCAATGTAGTTTTTACATTATTCCATTTCTTTAATGGTGTTCCTTCATCATTTGAATATTGTGCAGGACAGTCTTTGCAGGAAATATCAAAATTAGATGGACGAATATCAAAATCTATTAATTTTATATTCTCGTCTTCTTTTTTGTTTTCTTTTTTAGCTTTAATTGTATCTGCATCGGTTACTCCTTTTACAAACATCTCCGATTTGAATCCAGAATAACATGATCTAACCCAATCTTCACCAACTCTGACTCGTTCTTCGAATGAATTGAAGTAATTTTTTAATTCAGATTTAAACACTCGCATGGAATATGGATACGGCACTTTGGCATCTTCGCAATATCTTTTGTAAAGTTCCCACGCTGCTTTAAGTGTTGTTCCATCCTCATTCTTAAATACCGTATAAGCATCTAAAACAAAGTTATAAAAATCATTAGATTCTCCCATCATTAAAGTTGGTTCATACGCATCATAATAATGAGGATCTTCTTCAAAAATATTTTTACAATGCCATGCAACGTGGCCAAGTTCTGAATTAATTATGGTATTAAATAATTTAATATAATTTGAATAAGGAATTTTATTCCCAGTAGGTCTAACATCAATCAATCTTCTGATTATGCCAGATTTAGCATCGGTAATTTTAACATATTTATTAGTTCCAGATATAACAAAACATTGAAATTTTTGGGTGTATAATGATTTATGTTTTTCATTAACAACCATTTTTTCATGTGCAACTAATGAATTTAACTGTGTATTATCTTCTATATGCGAGAAATCGGCGTCATGTTCAATTGCTACTAATGGATTATTTTTAAATGGCTCTAATGCGAATTCTTTTCCACTTGCTAGAGCAACAGATTTGAATACGCAATAATATCCATCAAACATTTTTTGAATTATCTCTATAATAGTGGATTTGCCTGTTCCCGGAGCTCCATAAAAAACTAAAAATTTAGAAATTTCTTTAGATTGCCCAGTAACAATTGCACCAATAGCCCATTCAATTTTTCTTTTTTCTTCCGGAGAATATAAAATTGAAACAAGCTCATTCCATGATGAATAATCTCCACTTTCTAAAGGATAATTTAAACGTTTACTTGCATAATCCTTTTTAGTAGTTTCTTGATTAGAAAATATCAATCTAGTATCTAGTGGCTTATAGTTATCTCGCATCTGCTTTTGACAATAACGATGCCACATATCTATAACACCAGATTCTGAATCCCACATATATCGAACGATTATAAGATCATCATATTTATTTTTGCAATCTTTTGCATAATTATCTAGTTCCTTATCAACTAAATCTATGACATCCTGCTCGTCCGTAGACCAAAGGCCTCTTTCTTCTAGCCAGACTGCATAAAAGTCTCCGCCCTTAATCATTAGGTCTGAAGATTTACCAACGATGAACTTAGGATATACTTCGACTATTCCTTTTTTCGTCGATCTAGTAGAGATCCTTAAAAAGTCCACCATAAAATACTATTTCCTTTTTTTCTTTTTACCAAATACTAAACAGATTCCATCGACTGCAATATTTATCACAGTTACTAATATTGCAGTACCGATGATCGGATGCTTTTTAATAAACATAATTTTTATTCTCCTTATTATAATAATTTTCCGTGATATATCTAGACATAATATCCCAGATACTCATTCTTCTAGTATCAAATCTATCATCTTGTAAAATAAATAAACTTCCACGACCATTTCTTTCATAATTTCTATCCATAAAGTTAACTAATCGACCGATAACCTCATTTGGCTGCCAATTGTAATCAGAAAATTGAATAATATCTAAATTAGACAGCATTAATTGTATCCAATAATCTGTAATTTCTTCTCTTCCGTAGTCTGCCATAATATCATTACTTATTCGATTAGCCAAAGCGCATATCATTTCCAATACATTACATGAATAATATTCTGAAAATAATATATTATTTTTCTTTATGATAGTTTCTTCTGGAATATTCATTTTTTGTATAAATAAAGTTCTTAAATATACTCCATCTTTATATCTATTTTCATCTAAAGGCTGTTTATTTTGGTCGTAATAGAATGGAGTTGTGTATAATAAATACAATAAATTAGAATATCCGGATCGTTCTATTTTATTTGAAAATGCTAGAGTTGATAACCATTCAAAATATAATTTTTCAAATAAATTATCTATCATTCATATATTTCGCCATCTTGAAGAACTTGTTTTGGACTATCAATTGGCTGGATCTTAGAAAACTCTCTTGTATCTAATATAATTTCAAAATCTACCTTTAGTTTATCATTTCTAACAAAAACAGTATCTTCTTGATATTGCCCAAAACTATTTAATGCCTCGGGGCCTATTAATTCTTCATATGAACTAATAACATTATTATCGTCGTCTGCTAAAACTCCATCTGCGTAATATAATAATGTAGAAGATTCATATGATGATGCCATGAAATCGTCTGGGCTAATAATATAGGGTCTATCTTTTGATGGCGCTTTCTCTCCTTTCGTTGATTTAGGTTTTGCCGAAGATCTATATGGAGATGAATAATCTTTATAGTTATTCATCACTGGATCAGTCGGTAATGGTTCTCTACTAGTTTCTTTTTTAATTTTATTTTCTGCTATTTTTTTTTTGCTATAACCATTTCTAGTCATAGGAATGTCTTTTAATTTATTATCTTTTTTTAATTCATCTAGATGTTCATTAAAAGCTTTTTTAACAGAGTTTATTTCGTCATCTGCTTTTTTCTCATATTTTTTCTTTGCTATAAAATATCCAGTTGCTAGTCCACAACTAGCACCAGCAACAACTATTAATATAGTTTTTAATACCTTCATTATATTTCTCCTTTAAAATAGTAACAAGCATACTAATATAAACATTAATACGCCGAATATAACAGTGAGAATGGCTTCTATAAATTTATAATCTATTAACAGCAGCCCTCCTTCGCATAATTACTGAATGTTTTCTTATTTGGATCTTTATTTAGATTTAAAATGTCACCGTCGCAATTAAATTCAAGCCAGAAGCTAGGTTCATTAGATTCTAATTGTTTTTGGACATTTGTTTTTGTAATATCATTAGGATTTGTTAATCCAAACGATACATAGTTGTCTCTACTCTGATCTTTCAAATCATATATCCATCCTAAAATATGAGATGCTCTGATTTTATCAGCTCCCAACATAGATGCATCAAACCCCAAAGCGTCATAAACATCGCTCAAAAATAAAAATCCTTGAGCCTGTAGTTTTCTATTTAAATATGATTGTTGTGTCATTAAAAATTCATAATTTAAAACGGCATTTCTTTCCCATCCACGATTTCCGCAAGTATATAATGCAGAATATGGATTCGAGTTTTGATCTAAGTGTGGAATATTAACTTTTGTAGATTTCAATTCACCATTCTTATCTTGAACTTGTTTTGTTTCTGTTGTAATATTTTTATATAAAGCATCTTCTGCTTCTTCTCCAAGTTTTTCTTTAACCCTATTTCTATAAGCTTTATATCCATTTTCTAATGTAGTATATGCAGCTGCTAATGCAATATTGCGTCCCTTCATTATTTTATGAGATCCTAATATGCACGATACTGATAAACCAAAAGTTAATATAGCTGGTGTATAAGTCCATAGCAGTTTTCCAGCAATTTTTAAATATGTTTTTGTTAATTCTTTTCTTCCTTCTTCAACAGAATATAATCCATTTTGAATTTTATAAGAATCATTCATTGCGGCATGCGTATCTTTGATTTTAATAGTAGCTCTCTCAATTGGTTGCTTTATTTTATTCGTAGCTACACACGCCAAAATAACAGAACTTAATGCTAATCCTATTCCACTAGCAATTAATAGTTCTGGACTATGTTGTGTACCCCAGAATTTAATTTCTGAGAATGCTTTTGTTAAATTATTCATTTATTTTCTCCTTTATTCTATTGGTTGTATTTTTGGAAATTGGATAATATACCCATCGCATGCTCTAATTATTTGAGCGGGCCTTAAATCATACCATCCATATTTTTGATCAGTATATGAGCAACGTTGGCCGACCAAATCATAAAAGTCTGCAACTGCAACTGTTCCGTATCTTTCTAAACTTTCGCATAAGCATTGTAAAACTTTTTCAGCTTCGCCTCTATCATAAAACATTATTTCATTAACAGTTAAAGCATTTGGTTTTTGCATTGACTGTCCTTGCGTAGTTCCTACTGGTTGATAAGGACCATTTAAAGTATTTGGTTGACGATAATATGAAGAATATGACACTGTTCCTACTCCAGAACGTTGGTTATTCGATCCGCGTGCTCCATAAATAAGCCAGTCGACAGCCCCTTTAACTGCATCACTTAATAATTTTTGCAAACTAGGGACGACTACCGATTCTACAACATGACTTCCAACTGTTTTAGCATCTTCTGCAAAGAATTTTTTAAATGGTTTCTTTTCAGACTGATTGTTTTTTATCTTAACATTAGTCGTTATCGGTGCTACTTTTGATGGTCCTGGAAGTTTTTCTTCTTTTGATGCATTTGAGTTCGTTTTAAATTCTTCCATTAATTAAAATATCCTTTCGTAAAAAAAAACTAAGAACCGTTGTTTAGACGATTCCTAGTTTAATAATTTAAATGAACTATATTTAGTAATAGTTTTTTATTAAATATATTCAATTACTTTGATTCCAAAACTTTTTGTGAAGCTTTCTTCTTTGCATGAAGCTTGCGAACTAAGAAAAATACTCCAACTCCAACGCCAGCAAGGGCGGTAGAAGCAGCAATAATAATCTTGGTTTTTCCACTCATACCAGAAGTGGTAGCAACAGCATTAGTTGTTGCGGAAACAGTTTCTTGAACAGTATTGTTATCCATTTATTAATTCCTCCTAATATTGTTCATTTGGAATTTCTTCCATTATATAATATGTATTTATTGCGAACTTATTTTATAAATTATTCTTGTAATGTTATTGGTTGCCTATTATAATAAATAGCGCCACATGGTATATTATCTTTTGTAATATGTGAACTTATTGAAATGTCGATTAAATCTGTTGAATTATTCATCAAATCCCAACCCAAAGTTTCTCCGATTTCAGTGGTTTCAAGTCCTATTTTTTCAAACCAATCATTTAATGTCGTTTGTCCAGACATATTTGAAATGGCCCGAGCATTTAATTCATTTGCCGCTCTTAAAATATCATTCCAATTTGATTTAAAATATCTTCCTGATAATGGCTCGTAAAATAAACTATCACCATTTCCAGTTAATATTATTTGATTGCCACCCGTATAAGTTTTAGTGACCCTATCTTCAGATATAGATTCTTCTATTTGTTTAGTCTTCTTTTCACCAACAATTTCTTTAGTTTTATCTTTGTATTCTTGGAGAGCAGCTTCCGATATTGTATATGCAGTTGCTATTGCTGCATAGCGTTTATTCGATACTCGATTGCTCATTATTATACATGGAACTGATGCTGCAACAGATAATACTGTTGGTAAATATAATTTCCAAGTTAATTTTATAGTTTCTTTTATTGCCAACTTATCTTTTCCATAAGTTTCTTTGTATTTGTCAATAGCACGAGCCGCTTTAAAACTAGCGTTTATACCCCATGCTAGTGAAAATATCATTCCCCCAATTCCCATCGACATTAAAATTTCTGGTTCATGTTTTGATATAAAAGGCTTTATATATGTTAATGGATTATTCATCATTTTCTCCTTTATTCTGGTATAGTATGCTCGTCCGGAAGAGTTACTTTCAAATTGTTTTCTTCTGGTGCATTTGGATTAGAGCCGTCACTATATAATTCTTCTAAAATATCAGTTTGCTGACTAGGTATTAAATGCGCTAAATCATCATTTTCCAATGAACATTCTGGTTTTTCTCTAACAATATCCTCATCTATATAATAAGATAAATGCTCATCAATTTCGGCTTCATGTTCAAAATCTTTTCTAGATTTGTAATGTAATCTAGACATTTCACTTTCTTGAAGAATAATTGGTTCTTCCCAAAAATCCACTTTAATATATTTCAATTCTTTTGTACTTTTATCAATTACTTTGGTGTAGTTAGGATGAACCCATACACACTGTGCTCCATATGCTTCTAATAAATAGTCTGATGTCCATCCGATATTTTTACATCCTTCTAAAGCTTTTTTATTAAACACTTTAGCTTTAGCATCTTGTACAAATATCATTAAACTTGTCCAATAGAATGTTCCATTAATATCTGGATCAGGAGAATGAAGACGTTGATTTAAGTCATTTAAAGCCGACATAAAATCAACAGGGTCACATTCAAAAAAACCAATATGCTCTTCCCAATAAAGCTGTTTTCTAGGATTAGTTTCTTTAGTTATATTTTTATATTGTTCTTTATACTCATCTTTTGATATTAAATCAGTTATTTTTTTCTCTCCATCAACACCTAATACATTTTTGATTTTGTATTTGTATTTATTCCAGCCTTGACTTAAAACAGCAGTAGTAGCTATTAAAGATGCTTCTGTTTTTTTAGATATAATTGTTGACGCTGTTATTGAGGATATTGTAGCTGCTCCAGTTAATATTGCTGGTAAATATCCTTTCCCTAATATTTTTAAATATTCTAATTTTGAAATATCTTTTTTTTCTTTAAGTTTTTCTTGAACTTTTGGTGTTTCCTTTGCTACTAGCACAGCGGTACCAATAGTTCCTAATGATCCTATTATTGATAATATAATAGGAAGTACTTTTTTAGTTTCGTTCATATTAACTCCTTTTCGTTAACTAAAATAAAATTTCTAACAGCCATTAATGCATTAATAAATATTAAATGCAAATACTTACTCTCTAATTGAACGCATTCTTTATAAGCCAATATATTCTCTAATATTAGATTATCAAAAATACTTAATGGATTTTCATTTTGATTATCTAAACATTTAATAATGGCATTATTTAATATAAAACATTCAGCAGATCGTTTATAAAATTTCTTTTTATTCATAGTAATAGATGGCTCTGAATAATGTTTTTCTATATAGGCTGCAATTTTAAATATAAAATCTAAATACATTGATTCTCCAATACCTTTATACAAAAAAAAAGCAAGAGTCTATGTAAGACTCAATACTTTTAGTTTTGATCAGGTTCTTCTATTATATATCCACCTAATGTTCTATTATATCTTTTAGCAGTTTCATCTACAGCGGATTTGCCAGCATAAGTTCCTGTAATTGCAGCACGCTTATCTCCATTTTTAATAGAGTCAATAGTACTCGCAACTGCAGCAATAGCTCCAATTCCTGCGAAAATTAATTGCCCGATACTAGATACAGTTTTGAAATTCATATCTTTTCTCCTTTTCATTATAAAATATGAAATTATTGCGGTGTTAAACTATAAAATCTAAGAGACCATGTTTGATCTCTTAAACTTTGATAAGTACTTTATTTTTTAATCATATTTTGAACATTTTTGATTGCATCTTTATAATCAGTAGTAGGTCTACCTTCATCACAATATATTAGCTTTAGATTCGTATAGGCTAATTTCCTGTAAACATATAATGACATAACAAATTGTGCAAATCCTAATACAGTAGTTATTCCAAATGTCAACCAACGATATTTTGATTCATTTTTCGCTTGATCTCTTTTAAATTCTAGATCCTTTTGTTCAAAATCTAAACGTTGCTTATCCAATTCAAAACGCAATTTCTGAATATCATAATCATTTTTATCTTTATTTTTTTGATATTCGAACATGTCTTTTTTATTAGTACATTCATCATCATGCCATTTTGATTCTTGTTTAAGTTTTTCTTTTGCTAGATTTTCTTCAAAATATTTATGATCTTTTTCTAATTCAAATCTTTCTTTTTGAAAAATTAAATCTTCTTTACGTTTTTCTTCATTTGAAATAATACTAGATTCTTTTTGCATTATTCCTAAATACTTTGTTTTATCAGGCTCAGTTAACCCAATAGAATTATACACATCTATTGTTTGGGCAAAACCTTCTTCTATTTTTTGTAAATCTGTTTCATTCATTGTTTTATCCTCCTAAATAATAACAGTTACTTTCATTATAAGACATGTATTTTTTGTAATTAAGCTTTCGCAAAATTATACTTTTGTTTAATAACTTTTAGTATAACATATTTTTCGGAGCATAAATCATCAATATTTGTATTTATTTGCAAATATAGTTCTGCTTGATTTTTAGTAGATTTACTTACAACAATAGATCCTTTAGTTTCTGGCTTTTTATTAGCAATTTTTCCTACTATAAAACCGCCAATAAATATTGAAGATGCTCCTATTATTTTTAAAATACTACTTTTATTTAACATTATTTAACTCCATTCTAGTCCATCCAGAAATCATTGATTTTCTAATATTGCCTTTATATGCATAGCCACATTCGTGACATTGTATATCATAATATCCTTCATTATAAAAAAGATATGGATATTTATTCGCATTGGTTTGGTTCATATTTCCACAAATAGGGCATATAGAATATAAATAATACCATTTTTCATTCATAATTGTTTTCCTTCAAATATTCATAGGCCTCTGCATCAGAAACAAATTCTATATTTTTTTTACATACACCATTCTCATCATATTCTTTCAAAACATAAGAATAATCATTATAATATTTAATCATTTTATTTTTCTCCTTTTTTAAAACATAAAACCTAAGGAACCGTGTTTGATTCCTTAGTTTAAGAAATTACTTAGATAATGCCTTATCCGTCGCAATTAAATTTTCGATTGATCTACGAACACTTAATCTTCTTTCAAGCAACTTACGTCTTTTAGATAAGTCTGCTTTACAGAAATATAAATCCTCCGTTAATCTATCATACTCATCTAGTAGTGCGTCTAATAGTAGTGCGTCTAAATCATTTTCCATAATTATTTCCTCCATTATAGAATATGTTTAAATTGCGAAAAAAAAAGAAAAGAAGCCATGTTTTTATTAGGCTTCTAATCTTAATTATTTTCTTAAATTATTAAGATCATTTAAGATAGCATTATAAGTTGGGGTAGATGTTAAAACCTCCACAATAGCTTTCCCATTGGAAGATTTTCTCCCACGTATTGCAACCTTATATCTATTGCATACAGTTTGTAAATCTTTCATTGAGATATTAGTATTAGTTATCTCTCTCCAAGTTTTAAATAGTCCCATCTTTATGAACCTCCTTTTCATTATAGAATATGTTTAAATTGCGAAAAAAAAAAAAGAAAAGAAGCCATGTTTTTATTAGGCTTCTAATCTTAATTATTTTCCTTTTTTAATAATATTATAATTCTCTATAATTGTATTAATTAATTTAGAAATAGCTGAAAATATCATATTGACCGGAATGTTTAATTCTTTACATTTGGCCTCAATTTGAGCTAATACGTATTGTTTTTTCTCTTCTCCATGACCAGATGGATATTTATCTTCAGCTTCTTTTATTGATGTTTTTATAGTATCTAATAATTTACTTATCCATCTATTTTTTATTGCTTTAAATAGAATATAGCCAATAAAAGCAATTAATATTGAGCATAAACATACTAACATCACTATCGAACTAACATTTTCCATTTTTTTTTGAAATATCCTTTCATTATTCTCTATTGATATTGTCAATAAAACCTTCTTCATTATCAAGTTTGTGCATACGTTTTGATAAATTATCTAAACGTTTCTTATCTACGACTAAATATTGAGTGTGTATTGATAATTTATCATGAACTACATCTAAAGCTTGATTTTTTTTAGCGTCAGATTCGTTTAAAATATCAATGGCGTCGTTTAATTTTTGAATAGATTTATTTAGTTTTATCAATGGTGTAACACATGCTATAAAAAGAGGAACCAATATTACTAAAGCCCCTATGAATAAACCTAAAAATGTATTTTGATCCATATATTTTGTCCTCCTTTCCTCAGTTTATCGGTTCCGGATGGTAGAAGGTAAGCTTGAAGTGCGCCCCGCTTACCATCATCGAATCGTTCTTGTGGTCGGTGTCCAATTCCGCCAATATGCCGAAAAGCGTAATGTCGGAATTGTTGTAGGTTGCGTTGCCGACAAAAGTCCCGTTCCCGTTCAAGCCACCCAGGTTGGTTGTCATGTCGCAGAAGATAACGGTTTCGTCCATCGATACGCCGACCCTTGCCTTTTGCTCCACCAACTTGCTTAGCATGGTTGTGTATGCCGGTTCGTTGACAAAATCTCGATTCACGTTCACGTAAGGGAAGTACCACTTGGTCCCATAGGTAACAAGGGCGGCGGTTATGTTGACCGGATTGAGCGCGAACGGGTCGCAACGGTACGTGACGTCCACCACTGTCTTGTACTCGACCTTGCCCCCGAGGCTTCTTTCGAACGTGTTTATCGAAACCATGCCGTCCATGTGAGCCGAGGCGGGTGCCCCAGACCTGGACTTGACCGCAATCGCATTGGCCGTGATTGGCTTTTCGGCTATCTTTGCCCTATGGTGCCAACCGCCTGCGTATGCCTGGTCGCATTGGTCCACGTATTGCTTTGGAGTGGCATCGGTATTGCTTTGTGGCGTGTTTTCCAAATGCACGTATCCGTTGGAATCGACCCAAAGCCCATTATTAATGTATACAGCACTATCATCTGACAATGTAATATCAGCCTGCCCATTCACATTTTTAAGATGCGTATATCCTTGTTCTGCGCTTAATATAAGACCGGAAGTGCTATTAGTATTGATGATTGAGAAAACTGATGAATCATTCTCATCATTTGCAGTCATAACAAAATGAAATGTGTCACTGAGCAATGCTTTAAGACCTTTATCGTTACCTTTTTGAATGCTGAACAATGTTCCTTCATTGTTTGGCAAGTTTAGACTGAATATTTTGTCTATACCATTTCCTGATAATCTTAATGCCTTGTCGTCGGTTTGGGTGCTAGAATCCTTAAACAATTTAAGTTCTCCATAAAGCCATTCATTGTTCAAGTATAGATGTCTGAAATGCAACTCCGATTGTCCAAAACCTTGGATGCCATTTTCGTAAGGAACTATTGTGCAATGAATATTCGTATATCTAGCAGCTACTTGCCAACCATTAGAATATGAGAACAATCCATTATGTCCGTATTCCATCTGAGGAAATCTCTTGTCAGAAATATATACTTCATCACCATAGCATTGAATACTTTGTATTTGTTGCCCACCTTTGGAAGCTTCGACAAGTTTTGAATCATCAAAACTATGATCGTTCGCTTGGGTACGGAATTCTAAACGAATAACTCCGACGTATCCCCAAAATAGCTCTGGAAAACATAATGAACTCAATTCGTTATTTCCTGCAAGACCTTCCCAAGTTCTAAACAAATTGAAAGTTGGCGCTTCATCGGTTGATTTTATATCTGCAATGTACATTCTGCATTGAATCAAGTTGTCCAAAGAAACTTGTCTTGTTAAGATTGAGTTAATTCTACAATATCTACTAGTAAAAACTAGTCTAGTTTTATTCCAATATTTTATTCGATCAGTTTCTGATGTTCCTTCTGGGACATCGAAATTAGAACCAGTAAGTGTTATTCTTAGCATATTATTGCAAGAAGAGCGTTGTGTAGAGTGTCCAATCCACAAGCCACCACCAGTCTCAAGACTGACAAACATTACTCTAGTCTTGTCAGACGCATCACTATACGCAGACCAGGTTTTTCCACCATCAGTAGAATATTCGACTATCATTTGATTTTCAGTAAGTCCGAAAAAACGATTTCCTTGCCCGGATGGTTTTTTTGTACTTACGAAAAGTGTTTCTTCATTGATTGCATCTACATCTCCGTGATTATATCCATATACAGTAATCTTTTTCCCGTTTTCGTATAAGCTACCATTACCGAATTTTATCGATGAGTTAGTTGTAAGTTCTCCAGTCAACGATCCTCCAGTCAGAGGTAAATACTTCCCGCTAACTTCTGCAATATCTCCAAGTGTTGCTAATGTATTGTCGCCATTCTTATATTTTGGATAATAATACATTGTTCCACTTACATTTATGCCAGAAAGTGAAAATACAGCCTTGTCTGCCGAATTGTTAAGTTCAACATATGGCGAAGTACTTAATACATTCAAACATCTAGTATAAGTATTAGCCCACGGAAGATATGTAGTACCTAGAGTAAGTAATTTAGAATCACTTACAGACGCAGGAGAAATGCTGGCGCATGAAGTGGCGACTCTTGTGTATATACCATTTTCATCAGCAAAACGCACAATATTATCGTCGAGCATGTTCGGATATTTTTCATCAACTTTATATGTATTAACGCCAAATGCTTTAATATAGTGAATGCTCTGAGATGATTGGCTCACGTTTTCTAATTTGGAATCGTCGAAGCTTCCATCGTTTGCTTGGGTGCGGAACGTCAGCCTTATTACTTTATCTACTGATGAATTACCTCCGCCCATGGCTAGTTGTTCAAAGCTAAAAGATGTCGATCCTGACCAACCATAGTTTTTGTTTAAGGTCCCGATAGTGTTCCATGTCGGCTCGGTTCCGGTAGTAGCCCCTATCGTTCCGATTTCTATTGTCAATTGATGTGTATTGTATGCGTCTGTCTGCCATATATATAAACTGTTTATAGTCATATATCTAGACGAATCAGTCCTGTTGTCCGTAGTCCAATATTTTATTCTATCAGTTTCGGAGATTTCATCAGGCACGTTAAAGTCAGAGCAAGTAATGCTGATTCTAAGCATGTTGCTACAACTGCAAGAAGCACTTGCTCCGCCGAGTCTAAAACTACTGCGCCATACGCCGGAAAGCAGGTTTCGTATCTGTGCATCTGTAGCACCGTAGTCATGCCAGGTAGTGCCAGCGTCATTCGAGTATTCGACAATGGCATGCATTTTACCTAATCCGAAAAATCTATTTCCGTGAAAATTTGAATTATACCCAATAGTCTCAAGACTCGGATTTTCGTTTGCATTCCTTACATTGTTAGTAGAATTTCCTATGAATTCGGTAAGAGAAACATCTCTGCCCTTATCCATAAATCCTCTGTTACTAGTTGGAGCAAGCCCAATTGTTCCATAAGTAGAAAGAATATCACTGGTATTATATATAGGCTCGTATACATATATATAGTTTTTATCAAAGTAGACTTTTCCATTTATATTTACTGTGTCGTTAAATGTAGTTGGACCAGTAACAATTCCTCCGGTCAAAGGTAAGTATTTTCCAAATTCTGTAGTTACATAATCTTTAGTAGCATAAGTATTGTCAGCATCAAAAATTGTTAAATATCCTTCTAATGCATTTTCAAAATATTCATTTGTCACGTAGTTTGCTAATTGTGTGGCGGTCCATGTTTTTGTAGCAATATCGTCAGTATTATAAAGATCTAATAAAGGCTGTAATGTTTCTATAGATTCGCCAGCCTCAGTAGCAGCTTTTTCTGCTTTACTTGCTGCCTCTAATGCTTTATTAGCAGCTTCAACAATGGCAGGATACTCACTAGAACTTTCTAAATCTCCATTTTGAATTGGGTTCCTATCTATTTCGATTGGAATAGGAGATGATCCAGCTATCATATCATCTAAAACCAATTCTAATATAGGATTCACTTTGCCATATAAAAAAGACATTTGTTCATCAATATCAAAATATACGGTATTTCTATCTTTATTGCAACCAAGAACAGCCTTATATACAAAAGTTCTATCTGGTTTACTAAAACGTAAATTCATTATAGCATTTTCTGGTAATGAATATTTTTTTCCATTATTAAACAGTTCGACTTCAACAATCGGTTGAGTTTTATCATATTGTACTATATGAACTTCTCTAGGACAATTTCTTAATACAAAATCAATACTAGTTTTATGTATTTTTTTATCACTACTAGGTTTATACTCTTTTACAGCCATGATTACACGCCCTCCTTTTGTATTGGATTCATCTCTACAATTGCTTTGAATTGCTTTGATAAAATTCCATTATTAGTTATTAATTTAATATGTGGAAAATTTGGATAATACTTATTATATAGTTTAGTCCATTTTGAATCCATTTTAAAATAAATAGAATGACCATCAATACTGCATCCTAATAAATTTATTTCATCTTTTGTAGATATATCAACATTATACCATTCCATTTTAGCATCTGTGTAATCTTCTTTTTTAAATGGAATTCGGTTTTTAAACAGATTAATTTTTACTAAAAACCCGGAGGAATATTGACATATATATAATGGATAGTTCACTAAAGTTATTCCAAAATCAATATTGATCTCGTAAATTATATCAGATTCTTTTTCAGTATAAATATTCATGTAAATATTCCTCCAAGAATTAGGAGCTGCCAAAAATAGCAACCCCTAATTTTAAATTTTATTCAGGTAACTTAAATGAAATTATATCACTAAGTTGAACTATTTCATCTGGCGTAAGTATTTCTTCGCCATCTCTAAAATCCTTAGTAATATCAATTTCAATAGGCGCTTTTATCTCTACTTCAGTATTTTTCAATTCGAGAACAGCGTTGTTAAAACCAACAGCTTTTTCCGCATTTTCAAATTTAATATGAGAGCTGTTCTCTATAATGAGTTGTCCATTGTCATCTTTCATAGCAAATGTATTAGCTATATCTCTTTCTTGAGCCATATAAAATTCTACTTTAGATGAGATCTCTTTCTTTAATTCTGCTATTTCTAAAGCAACCTTAAAATTTTTGTAGTGTTTGCCAGTAAGTGTATTTAATACCGGCATTATCACTACTAATTCAATTAATTTTTTAACCATTTTGAATTTTCTCCTTTTAAATAAATATTCTAAATAATATGACATCTTGTTCGACCGTAGACCGAATTATACAATCAGTACTATTCGAAGATACTGATGTTATTAGTGCAGGTCCATTGGCTAAACTAGGAATCGCATTTGCATATATTAGTTTATTGTATGTTATTCCACGCGTTGTTGGTTTTGAAACAGTAGTTCCTAAGCGGTCACTTGATACTTTTACAGTAGTCACATCGAAAATCGGATTATGCACTTTATCATTAGATAATTCATAATCGTCGGTATTATCAGAGAAGTACGTTCGAACCGAATTATTAAAAAATGGTATGTTTGAAAAATATTTCAAAGGAATATTCCCATCCCAATAACTATTTGTACCACTAAGCCCAGAAGATGTTAGTAAACCTTCAGGGGTAAAAAATACTTTATAAAGCGATGGCGCATCGCTGTAATGGATGTCTATATATCGAAATGTTAAAGCACTACTAACATGAATTCCATCGACTATAAGATTTTCATTATTGCCAACATACTGCCAATAAGAATACGTTGTTGTCGGATTTATTATAAAAGATTTATTTCCCGTCTCTGTTAAATAATATATTGTGTTATTTAAATCTATGTGCAATGGACCGATCATCCCACTTTTAGCAGTCAAATCACCAGTTATTTGCGCATTATTCGCTATTAATAATCCTGAGGTTGTTACCCCAAAATTTTTACCAGCAGTCAAAGCCCATACATTAGTTCCAGTTGATCCGCCTATTGATATATTAGAAGAATATCCATGAGATATTAACACGGAGTTATTTTCTCCTATATCACTAGTCCATTTGTGAAATCCATTTGAATCAATGTTAAACTCTGCAATACGACCTATGGTGGCAGTCAACTCTCCGTCAGAAGTAACTTCGAATGTCGTAGTATTTCCATTTTGAATTTTTATAGAACCACCATCGATATTAACGTCTCCCTTGAATGACCCAGTTATTTGCGCATTATTCGCTATTAATAATCCATTGTTTTTAACAAGAAATCCTTTAGTTTCTGGTAATGATAATACACAATTTGCAAATGGAATTATGATAAGTTTCATCGGTTTCCCATTAGGATCTTCTATGTAATCACCATTTTCATCTATTGCATATAAACCATCTTCGTTGACTTTATAGTAGATAATATTACCATTGGAATCTGCTTTATATCTATCAGCGGCAATAAATTTTATGCCATAAATAGGAACTTCGGTAGGAACACCATTTTTATCTTTCATCGGTTTCCCATTAGGATCTTCTATGTAATCACCATTTTCATCTATTGCATATGAACCATCTTCGTTGACTTTATAGTAGATAATATTACCATTGGAATCTGCTTTATAGTTTTCAATATAAGTATAACCTAATGTAATATTAAGAGTTGAAGCATTAGCTTTTACTATATGATTGGATATGCCATCTGTTACTACGGTATCTCCAAAAGTTCCATTAAATTTCTGTACCTGATCACCGTCTTTATCGCAATAAATTATTTTAAATGGACGATCTTCATTATACGGATCGGTTGAAAAAATGAAATTTTCACCAGATAAAGAATCTTCTCCATTTTTACCATATGGTAAATTAAATAATTTTGTATTAGCTTTTATTATCTCGCCAATGTTAATCGAAAATGAATAAGTGATATCTTGCCCCAATCGAATTTTATCCGTGCCTATATAGACAACATCCGATATTTTATTGTTGCTTTTATCTCCAAATTTTTTATAAATAGAATCTTTATTTATAGAAAATCCTTCTTTTTCAGTTCCAATATAACCACTTTCGGCTGTAATTTTTCCTAAAATTTCAGCATTTAAAGCAGTGAGTTTTCCATCGGCATCGACTCCAGTACTAATATCACTTTTATCTTTACCAATAAAACTAGATCCATCTTTAGAAATTCTATAATTAGGACCGATGCGAATTCCATTGAAATCAAAATATATGCCAGTTTCAGTAGTATAGTCAGTATCCCATGATTTAATACTTCCATTATACATGGTGGAATCTTCAATGCAAAAACCACCAATATCCCCAGATCTTGCAATAATACTTCCCTTAACCGATACATTGCTTAAACGAATCGCACCAGACTCTAACAATTTTATATAAGCATCACGACTTCCATTTTGAATTGTAGTGTTACCATTAGCATCCACAATAAATTTATCGTTAACATTTATATCAATTACGTTTGCAGATCCAATTTTTAGAATGCCATTTTCAATAACAGCTCCACCAATATTGCCAGAAGTTGCTGTAATTTTGCCAGTTAATTCAGCTTCTTCAGCAATCATTTTTCCAGTTGAATCAACTATAAACTTAGAACCCAATTTTATACCATCAGTTCCTAAATAAACACCAGTATCACTCTCATCATCAAACGAAGCTATAGTATTATAAATGGCATTCTCTCCAATTGTAAATCCGCCAATAAGACCACCAGTAGCTTGTATATCACCTTGAATGTCCGCACCTCTAGCAGTTAGAATGCCTTCATTAGTTACTTCAAATGAATCTGCAATATTCAAGCTACCACCAGTTATTGTAACAGAATTAGCAGTCAAATCACCATCTCTAGTGACAGAAAATACTTTTTCTCCATTCGTTATACTAATGGCGCCAGAATTGATAGTAATATCTCCTGCAACTGTTACTGTGCCAGCTTTTAGCTCATTCGAAATAGCTGCATTATCTGCAGTCAACATTTTTGCAACTAAAGTATCCAATTCTAATTGAGTGGCCTCGAGAATTCCAGTACATTTAATTCTAGCAGTTTGAAGTTCCAAAATTTGAGCAGTGCTTAGTTTTGCATTCTTAGCCTGAATATAATCCGCAGTTACTATTTTAGCAATAAGTTTATTAACTGTCGAAACATCAGTATATCCAACATCATTTGTTAAGGATGACACGTCATCCCCAGTTTGAATTGAATTACCGGATAGCTTATCTGATTTTTCTCCAAGTTCAACTTTTATATATCGTTCAGATAAAACATCATATTCAGTTGAAATAACTCTTAGATCTATATCAATGTTAAGTTGTTTATAAACTATTTTGACAGTATCGCCGAGTTCAACTTTTTCAAGATCTTTATAAGTATCGCCATTAGCTGTAGAACTTAAATCAATAAATGAAACATCGGTGTCAAATTTATATTTACCAATTTTATTCTTTTCGATATATTCATTAGCTTTAGCTTTTAACTTATCTTCATCAGGGATATCTTCGTTATCAAATTCAGAAGTAAGATCCAACATTAGTATTTTATTATGTGTCATAGCTTTTGCTTCTGGAGTATCTAGCCACATAATTTTGTCTTTTAATTCAACATGACTAACACTACTCTCTTCTTCTGAACTTGATGATGACTCCGTGGGGATTACTTCTGCATAATACATAATGAATTTTCCAGCAATATCAGTAGTTATTTGCTTAATATTACCCTCGAATATAACATCGCCTTCATTATGATAAGTCCATTCAGTTTCGGTAGAAGCTTTAAAATACCCATTTACTCCTGCTTTACAAACTATATTAGGAAGTTTAGTCCAATCTATATAAATCCAGTCAGGACTTATAACACCCTCAACAAGAGTTACAGATTGATTATATATTTTTTCTTCATATCTTTGAATAGTAGGATTCCAAGTATATACGTTTTGATAATAATCCCCTTCAGTAGCTATTTGAATTGGCGCTGTATCAACTGGGTGATATGGTTCCCCACCATTTGTATATGATAACCACCCGTCTTGATAAGGTTTTTTGCCAACAATATATGCTTGCTTGAAGTCTCCAGTAGAGGTTTCGCTATTAACATTAGTAGTTTCTTTATGATAATATGGATATACCCCATTATAAAGATTATCATTTAAAATATCATGCTTTAAGTCTGTTAAATTTTTAGCATATCTTACTTGAGCACCTCTATTAGATCCTCTTTTAGCTAATAAATGAACTTCAAACTTATTGAATTTTACTTCACACTCGTATTTTTCCAATATTGAATCATCACTCCCCATAAGAACTGCCCGCATATTATATGGAGCAGTTGTCTTATAGGTTTTACTAGAATTTGTATCAGTATAAAATTTAAAATTACTAGGTATTATAGATCCATTTTGAATTTTTTCAAGAGTGTCTCTAAGATTAATTCCATATATAGGATTTAACCCAATTCCATTCATATCGTATGATATATGATATGCATCTATAGTAACAATTCCATCAATAGGTTTTGATATAGAAGCTATACGAAACGGTTGCATTGAATCATATGGATTGGGTTTGCAATAAATAATTTTATTGATTTCTATTTTAGAAAAATTATTTCCATCTATTGGATACTTCATTTCCAATTCAAAGGCGTCATTCAAACCTTCCTTAACTTGACATGAAGTCGCATCTCTTAAAATACCCAAACCAAGACTTGAAAAATCTTTTTCGTTTTCGTCGAATAATATTATCATAGCATCCACCACCTTGGTATAATAGTCATTTTAATATTGGATAGATTTTCTTCAGATTTTGTTAAATAATGTATTGTAGTATCTTCACTAACTTTAACTTCAACAACATCGTCATTTTTATGATAAAAAATCCAATCAGTATTAGTATTAGCTCGATAATATCCATCGTTTTTTGCTGTAAATTTTACAGTTTCTGGATTGCCAGTAATGCCTTCAATAACTCTACTATTAACTACTTTTAAATCCACATATACCGGGATTTCATCCATATAGTATATAGTAGTATCATCGTCTAAAGCACTCAATATTATTTCTTTACCAATTTCATATTTTATCCATACTAATCCCGCATCCCATTTATAATATCCAGCTTTAGCAACATCGAATTTTATGTGGTCTTCGGATCCGTCGTCTTTAGCTCCTTTTTTTAAAGAAACTTTAAGCCATTCTGGTGGAATATTATTAGTATATAGATTATTATCGGCATCATAAAAACCAATATTTTTTATCTCATTGCCATCAGCATCAACGTAAGTAAATGATTGCGGTAATTCGGATATCATATATAATGTATATGTTTCATCAGTAGGATGCACACTAGTTCTAGTATCAGGAGAGATCACTCCGATCTCTTTTCCACCTTCGATTAGTTTCCAATCGGTTAATTTAGTATCGCCATTAGAATCTGTATATGAATATCTATAATATGCAGATGGGTATTTATTTGTAATAAAATCAATTGATTCAGGGTTAATCGTGCTTCCAGCTTTATTAGGAGTAATTTTTAATTGACTATTCAACCACGATGGATATTCTTTTTCAGTAGAATAATCAGGAGCCACTCCTAAAAAATAAATACTACATGATTTAGTAGTATCATATTCATTTAAAGATGGTATTGTATTATTTTTATCAACTTCTGAAAAATTGGTTATATCAGTATCATTTACTCTATAAAAACCTTTATCTATAGCAACAAAACGAATCTTTGTTAACTCATCATTTAAAGCTATTACTTTAAAATGAACTTTATTTGTGATTTCTTCTTTTTCGTTTCCATCTTTATCTTTAGTAGTGGTTGTGATGTTGTTGTATTGAGGAACCTCTGCTAAATATTTGCATGGATAAGTAGTAGTCGTAGAAATACTAGTCCCACTAGTTGAAACAAATGCTCTCTTCCAGGTTGACCAACTAGCCTCGCCCAAAATTTTATCTTTATCCTCGGAAGATACTGAAATATATTTCCAAGTATCTTTTTTAACTAACAAACCTTGTTTTGTATAATAATACCCAGTCGCATTTGTTTTATATTGAACTTTAGTTGGTGATCTACCATCTATTGTATCTTCATTATATAATATATTAAATTGAAGCCAATCTGACGGCATATCTGCATATTCAATATCTAATTCCGGAAAATTTGCATTAATTTTTGCTTTATAAAATGTCACGTTAATTAGTTCACTTGATTTATATTCTTTATTTCCTATAATATGATCGCGCCCTGCTCTAATAAAATATATTTTTTTATCAGAAGAAGTCATAACAAAACCACCAGATAAAGAATCGTTTATTTTCACAACATCTGCATCTGGATTTAAAAATATTTTAATTTTTCCATCGGATGTTGTTTCTAATGATAACCAATCTGGTAATGTAGAGTCAGCCCCAATAAAAGCACATTGTTGTCCATTTAATTGCAATAGGGTATTGAATGAATCAAATGTGTATTTCTCAGATTTTTCGTCGCATAATGTTAAATATGCTTGACATTGATAAGCTTCCTCTTTTAAAAGTTTTAAATTATTATAAGACTTAACAACAAATTTTTCTTGGTTGGATTCAACTATAGCATCGTATGGTTGATACTTTGCTGCACAAACAACCTGTTTTCTTTTTATTAAATTATTATAATTTTCTATAAGAATAGAATCTTTAATATATTTAGCAATAGAAATTATATTTTTTCCAGCTAAAAATTTAGGAAAATCGCTCCCATTTAAATTTAAATATCTATTAAGATCTTCTATATAGCCAGCATCATCCTTATAAAATACAGTTTGTTCTTCTGAATCTATAGTCATTGAATTTTTTGGTAACTGTGATATAGTTATGGTCGATGTAACAGAAGATGTATCAAAATTAGTTATTGTCATCAATATCACATCGTTTTCAGAGTAAGTTATATCGGATATTGTTATATAAGGCAATGAAATTTCTTTTGTTGGATTTTCTAAAACTATTTCAGAGCCAGTAAAATCAACTTCTTTCTCACCATCTTTCAAATAACGTTGAGGTTTGCAATTAAATGTGACATTCATTGCAGTTGCTTGATCATAATAATTTGTTAATGAATTATTTGCTTGATACTCTGCTAATCTATAAACTAAAGGGTCGTAGGAATCCTCTAATCTACAATAACCTTTAGCAGAAGTAAGCCACTCTATTATTTTTTGAGAGTTTGCAATAAAACCTGTGCCAGGACGAAACACTGAAGCAATTGAATAAACCCTATCTACATTGTTATAAGATTTATTGTCTATAATCAAATCACCATTCCGTCCAGGGACATGTTCTGTGCTTAAGTCCTTGGATGGAAAAGTATATACAGGAGGGGCTTGAATAATGAGCCCCAAATCCTCAGTAGAAATACTATTAAATATTAGGTTTCCCATAAAACAAGTCTCCTCCATTATATTATACTTTTATACGACACCACGTGCCAGTCTAGCTTTTACAGCTTGTCTATTTAATGTTTTATCAATTTCCTCAGCAGATCTTTCTGGATCAGTGCTAGTTACATTGAAAACATTATTATAAGTTACATTGGATGAATTGTCCGTATTTGTAACAGTTTGCTCGGAATCGGACTTCTTAGAAGATCTTGAAGCGTATAATGCATTCTTCCCATAAGCAGTAGTATCAACTCTGTTTATGCCAGTCATTATATCTGTAATCTTTTTAGATTGAGCTTCAACTCCAGAAATATCCATTCCAACTTTAATAGTCAAATCGTCCCCATTTTGATTTTCTATAGTATCTTGAGTAGTATTAATAACGTTAGTTACCATAGAAGTCATTGCATCAACAACTTCGTATGAATTATCAGACACTCCATTAGCAAGACCTTGAACGAAATACTCTCCAATACGATAAAACACTCTGGACGGGGAGTGAGTTTCTGATGTATCTTTAGCACCATCTATTGCACTACCGGCCGAATTTCCACCAGCTTTATAAAGTTCATCTTCGCCTTTTTGCATTCCCTTTACGGTTCCATTGGTAAATGCTTTGCCAAGTTGTTCACTACTTTTAGTAACAGCATTATTAATTTGTTCAAAACCATCAGATAAAGCCGAATCCGCTTCTGTCGTGGCATAATCAATAACTTCATTAATGTCTTTAGACATATCTTTCATTGCGCCACGAACGCGATCCATACTACCCTCAAGACTATTAGCTGTTTCTCTGGCTTTATTAGCAATGTCATCAGACGCTTTTTGGAGACTTTCTTGAATATTAGTCCCAAAAATGCTATCAATAATATCAAATAACCATCCTAACCCGGCTTGAACGATGGAAATAAGTCCTCTTATAATAAGCTGCATTATAAGTTGGCCAATCATAGCAAATGCATCTTGCATATAAATTATTACATCAACTATTGTTTTGATAATTTCTTTTATAATAAGTTTAAATACTTCAAAAAGCACCCTGGTCAATCCGATGAAAGTTTGCGCTATCAATAATAATAGCGATGACACAAATACCGTTAATAATCTACCGAGACTACCCAATGATGCAATAACTATTTTTATAGCAGCAGCAATAAGTACAAGACATACTTTTGCAATTGTACCTGCTATTTTTACTACATTGTCAAGCAACATTTCAATGATGTCTAATACAAAATCTACTAAAAGAGCTACTATATCACCTAATGCACTAGCATTATTTACTAAAGATAACACTAAAGATTTTAGCAATTTAATTAATGCTTTTACAATCTTGTCCATATCGTCAGCAATTTTATTTATTATTTTAATTATTATGCTACCTATTTTTTCAGCAAGCGAATCAATTCTTTTATCGAGCTCTGCCAAGAAATTATCTAGAATTGTAAAAAGACTATTCATTAAACTTTCACTATTTTTTGCTAACTCAGCAAAAGTATCAGTAAGAAGTTTAATTACAGCTTCAACTATAGCCGGTCCTTTTTCACCCAACAATAATATTATCTCATCAACAACGCTATTAACTACATTGAATATACTTGGTAGCAATATGTTAATATTGTCAAATAATGATTGTAACCCAGCCAATAATGCAGTAGATATGACTTGTGCTAATGCATTAAGATTATCAGAAGTAGCTTGAATAGATGTTGTTGACGTCTCTGCAATAGTACCTAAAGTAGTAACTAATATATTAATAGCAGTGGCTGCCATTATCATACCAACACCAACTAATAACATAGATGCGCTTAAAGCCAATAAAGTACTAGTAAGATTAGCGGCTTTTAATATTGCAGCAGTAGCAGCTAATAATACGAATGAACCGGCAACAACTGCAGCACCTTTTCCAATAGAATCCCAACCAATATCAGCAAATATTTTAAACCCTGTTGCTAATGCTATTAACGATGCAGATAATAATACTATTCCACCAGAAATTCCAAGGAAATCTTTTAAAATATCCATTCCTGATTTTCCAATAGCTGTCAAACCAACTTCTAATCCTAAAACAGAAAGTAAAACAGCCGATAATCCTAAAGTTGCTGCTAAAATATTTTGCCATGGAACACTTGCGAGTAATGCCATAGATGTTCCAAAAGTTAACAATAACAATGCAAGAGCTGCTAATTGCATAACTATCGCATTAGAATTCCCAACTTGAATTTTATTTAATACTATTAGCATTCCAGTTATAGCACCTAAGAATGCTATTATAAATCCAGTTGATGCTAATCCTGAAGTCCAAGGAATTCTAGACATAATTATAATTATACCAGCAAAAGCTAATAAAAGTAATGATATTGCTTTAAATTGATTAGCGACTTCGGTTGCTGTATTACTATCAAATGATCCAATGACTTTATTAATCACTACTAGCATTCCAGTTATAGCACCTAAGAATGCTATTACAGAACCAACTGCAGACCAACCTTTTCCATAGTCAACTAAGGATAAAATTCCTATTACAGCTGTGAATGCTAATAATACCCTTCCTATGGCATTAATTTGTTTAGTTACCGCCGATAAGTCTGCATTACCATAATTAGCAGCAAATTTATTAATCGCAATTAACATTCCTGTTATAGCAGCTAAAAATACTACCACATTTCCGACTGAACTCCAAGCTTTTCCATAATCAACTAAAGATAAAATTCCTATTATAAAACTAAACGAATATAATAATACTGATAATGACAATAATTGTCTTGAGATAGCGGCTATTTGCAGTTTATTAGATACTGTCGAAAACTTATTTAAAAATATAAGCATCGTCATTAAAGAAATTATAAATAATAAGACATACCCAACAGATCTTCCTGCCGCATCCCAAGGAATATTTGCTATAGTTTTTATAGTTTTTCCAAATGACAATAGTAATACACTTAAAGCAAATATTTGTTTCTCCAATGGAGCAGGCTTAAATCCTTTTGCTAAATTTGTAAACTTATTTAAAAATATAAGCATCGTCATTAAAGAAATTATAAATAATAAGACATACCCAACAGATCTTCCTGCCGCATCCCAAGGAATATTTGCTATAGTTTTTATAGTTTTTCCAAATGACAATAGTAATGCCGAAATTCCAAATAGTAATGCCGAAACTGATTTTATACTAGCAGGCTTGATTTTGGTCTTATTAATTTCTCTGAACATTAACCAGAATTCTACTATTAGTCCAGTTACAGCCAGAAATGCAATTCCTACATTTACACGTTCATTATCAGTCAATCCTTTAAACGTTTTTAAAGTGTTAGCAAAAGATTTTAATAATACAGAAAATGCTAACATTTGTATAATAGTTGGGGTAGCTTTTTTAACATCTACTTTTTTCTTTCCAACCGCCTTTACAAGTAAAAAAACTTCGGCGATCATCGCTAGCATTACAGTAGCACCTTTTCCAATATCCTCCCATGACAATTTTCCAACAATCATGAACGAAACAGCTATTTTTAGAAAAGCATTAGACATTGCTCTAACTAATTCTGCCATTGAATATACTCCAGCCATCTGTTTCATAGCAGCAATATTATCTTTTACTTGATCTAAAATTCCTATTATACCTTGTCGTAAGGTTGTTGCTTGTTTTTCAACGAAACCAACTGCCTTGCAAGTTTGCTTTATAGAATTCCCTATAGTAAATAATGACAATGTAATTGCTGTGAATAATGCAGCTACAATGCTAAAAACAATTACAGCTTGTATCATCCCTTTTGTATTAATACCCGCTAATATTAATAAAGATACTGATACTAACAAAAGTGCTTCCGCAAATGTTTTAATAGCATCAGCCATCATTTGCATTGCTTTTTTATCTATTAAACCAGATACAGAATCAGCAATGATAGAAAATGGTTTTTTAATCGCCACTATCGTCCATCCTATATTTTTAATAACATTTACTATAGCAATAATAATAGCTGTTATGGGCGCTGTTATGGCTAAAAATATCAATAAACCTTTATTTATTTCTAAAGTACCTTGAATAGCATTTGTTATAAGATTACCAAGCTCATTAAAAATCGTACCTACTATTTCTAATGCTTTTCCAGCAGTCAATAACACGCTTTTTAATAACGTAAATAACCCGTTTAAAAAAGCTCCAATCCCATAGAAAAAATGTTCTAATGGAGATAATATAGTGGATCCATTTTGAATTTTATCAGTATTTAAGCCTTGTTCAAATTTATCAAATAATTCAACTATTCTATCTAAAAAAGTAGCTAGATTTTTGACAATTCCTTTTCCAGTTAAAGATTTACTAATATTATTTAAAGCCCTTGGGATTTGTAATAATACCTTAATTACTTTTTGGATAATTTTTAGTAACAATTTGAATATTGGCTGAAGTTTTTTAATCCCTTCTGCCAAATTGTCTATAAAAGCTTGTATAAAAGTGGCTGCTTTTTTAAAAACTTTTGATTGTTTAATAAAATTAAACAATTCTTTAAATAAATTTGCCACAACTCCTAACAAATTTCTTATTAATTTAATAATACTTCCTAATATTCCAGAAAAATCAAACGACAAATCAAAAATACTAGTTAATACATCATTTATTTTTTCAGATATTTTAAATAAAAAATCACCACTTATTTGAACTGATCCTAAAAGACTAATCATTTTATCTAATACAACAGTGATTAATCGTTTTCCTAATTCGAATATAGGATCCAACACATATCTAATTGCTTTTAAAACTTGAAGTCCAAATTTTAAAACAGTAAATAATCCTTCAAAAATTTTACGCAATCTCAAACTTGTGGCTTCAGACATTTGTAATTTCTTAGTAAACGATTGAAAATTTTTAGTTAGAGTTTTTAAATTATTACCAATTTCTTTGGCTTGATCACTTTCATCTTCCATTTGACTAAGTGGAAATATGGTATTCCATGCAGATTTTATTAATTTCTTTAAATTAGTAATTGCATCGAATATATTCCAGAAAGCGCCCTGATCGGGACCACCTTTTTTAAATAAGTCAGCTCTTCCTTCAAGTTCTTTCCAAACTTTTAATATTTCATTCCTAAAGTTTCCAGATTCAGCAAAAACTTCATATAAAGCATTTGATAAATCAGTCCATAACGTGACTGCCTCATCCTTATTACCGAATATCATTTCGGATGTAGTCATCCATTTTGACGAAACGGCATCCTTAACAGAATTTAAAACATCTGCAAAAGTTCTTGCTTCCTGAGCCGCTTTAAATGCTTTAAGACCAAAAATATCTAAAGTATCGCCATATTTTTCAATTACTTCAGATGCAGTTAAACCCTCCTTATTAGCAAGTTCATAAATTTGATCAACTGCTGCTGAATATTTAGACAAACCCTCTACTAAAACTTGACTCGTAAACCATCCAGAACTTAATTCTTCTGTGAATTGGCTTTGGCTAAATTTTTTACCAGTTTTAGTTACAAATTTGTCTCCTTCTTTTGTTAATTGCCCTAGCGCTACAGCAGCTTCTAATATAGTCTGTCTAAATTCAACAGTATCCATATTAGCATTTTGTATTGACTTGTAATCAATTAATTGTATTTTTCCTTTACCCATTGCTTGGGAAAGTTGGTACATTGCTCTTGCTGCAGTACTTGCATTTTGCCCTGATAAAGCCGCCCATGTAGCGATGCCTTCCATTGCTTTTACTGATACGTCTAAATCTTGCCCAGCTGCTATAAATTTACCAACATTATCAACCATATCAGTAAATGTGTATGAAGTTTCATCGGAGAACCAACTTAGTCTTTCTAATTGAGCAGTTACAACACTCATTTTTTCAGAAGTGTCGGTAATTTCTTTACCAGCAACTTTGAAGTTTTGTGCCATCATTGTTGCTACTGATGTTGTCTTTTGCCCGTATTTAGCCCAACCAGCGGATATATTATCGACTGATAAAGATTTTACCATTCGAATTCCTAGGTTAACAACCTGATTAGTAATATTAACTAATGCAGTCGTGGTCATTATTTCAAAAGCTTTAATTTTTAAACTTACTTGGTCTATACTATTCGAAACACCGTCGAAGTTTAAAGTTTTCTTTAAGTTGTTAATTGACTCGGTGCTTTGTTTAACATTTTTTTCAAACTTTTTGTTATCAAAGTCCATTTGAACTACGCGTTTATCTACGTCACTCATAAGTTCTTTAACTCCTCCCATGTTTCATTTAAAATATCATTATATACTTCTTCAGTAGTTTTGTCTAAATATTTCTCACCACGAACCCATTTTCCATCTGGAGTTGCATGACCAGAATCTATAATTAATGCTATATTAACTCCATTTTTTACATTAGAATTTGTAAATATTAATGAGAATTCTTTTCCATTTTGAATTATTTCATACCCCCAAGATTCTGCTGTAACGTCTGAATCTTTTGGTGTAGCATCCGCAAATTTTTTAACTGCTTTTTCAGCAATTTTTTCTATTTTTGGTATATCAGTTACATGTAGAGCAGTATTAAAATATTTTTCAGTAATATCAAAATTTCCTAATACTTTAACTTTTATTGGCATATGCTATCCTTTTGTATGCATACGACTTCTACGAGCAGCATTTAAAGCCGCATTTTGAGATAACACATCTCTTTTTGACATTCTACCTGATTTACCACTCTGTTGCTCTTTTATTTTGCATATTCTTATTAAAGTAAGAAGTCTATTCAAATGCCATCTTTGGCATTCAAATGGTATTTGAAATGATACCATCCAATAATAAATTAATTCACTTGTTACTGTCTCACCTTTAGGCTTTCCAGCTATAGCTCCCATTTGATTTTTTCTATCATTAAACCAAGTAGCAGTTCTACTATCTTGTATATAGTTATTAATCGCCTCAAGCTCTTCTTGGCCTAATAAACTATATATTTTAGGATCTACATTTTGTGTAATTGTCATGCATTGCACATAATAGAGCAATTCCTCAGCACTTTTTTTCTCTTCGCCAATAAAAGATTTATGGTATTTTGCTTCCCATTTAGAAAGAGAGACTAAAGAATGCTCTAAGCACAATGTCTGCTCTTTTGTATGTACAAATTCTTGGGTGTTTTCATCCCAACCTTCTTTTGCAGGTATTGTTATAGTCAACATATCGATAGCCTCTCAAATTATTTTCTAAGTTATTCTGCTTTAGCAGTAATCTTCTTGCTATCTACTTTTGGAGTAATTCCATTAATAAAAGCAGAAGCCGCATCGGCATTTGAAGCTAATTCCATAAATAATTCAGAATAAGCTTCAGTTTGTTCAAATCCATCTCTTAATTCTTTAGATTTAACAAAACGTTTTCCATCGTCGCTCTTTTCACCATAAGCACGTAAAATAAGATCTTTGAACATTTTAACTAATGATGGAGTATCTTTGGTTTTGGTGATACGTTCAATTAAAGCAGCCATGCCACCAGGAATTTCTAATTCCATTTCAGCAATTTCTGCTTTAGAAAGATTAAAGTAGAAATCTTCAGTTCTTTCAACACCATTGTAATCGACATAAGTAATAGTTTTTTTTAGCATTTTATTTCTCCTTATATTTATTATTTTCCATTTTAAATTTCAGAAGAGGCCTAATCATTAAATAGACCCCTTCTATTTTTTTATTATTTATTCACCGTCATCTTTAACTAATGCGAGAATTTCATCTGGCATTAATAAAGTTGGATCTCCACTATTTGGAGTTTCAGAACCATAAAGTTTAGCTTCAACTTTTGCAAGTTTATCAGCTGGAATTTTGGTAGAATCTAATTCAATATGAGCTGTTGGTTTAAATCCTGTAACTTCTACTGGGGTGGTTGTAATATCCCAAGAGAAAGTCATTGCTTCAGGGCTATCATTAACAGTTTCATATGAACGTTCGGATGGAGAAGCAAGTGCACCATAAATAATATGAATCTTGTAACCTGCTTCTGGATTTAAATCATTGCCGACTTTTGTTTGATATGAAAAAGCAAAAGTTTTACGATTTTGTTGTCCAACTGTGAATCCTTTAGCAAGAGAAGCGGAACCATCGCACGCCATAAATTCATCTGGATAAGTATAGGCTTCGATGCTACCTTCAAATTCTTCTCTGGACATTAAGTTGAGGTATTTAATATTGTCTGCATAAATAGCAGAAACTTCAGCTCCAGTAGGGCTTTCAGAAACGCTCGAAAGACCGTTCCAAGCAACACCCTTTCCATAAGTCCCTGGAGTATCGGACATTACATAAAGAACACCTTTGGACACACCAGTTTCATAGACGTGTTCGCCAGCTTTATCCCAAACTAATTTTGCCATTATTTTTGTCCTCCTATATATTAATAGTAAATGGTAAATGTATCATGATTAAGTCCATTAACGACATAGTGTCGATTAAATCTGGACATTTTAAATTTTGCCATACGTTGAACAATTTCACTATCAGGATCATAGTCTATAATAGTAACTTTATACTGATAAGCTTGAAGATACACATCATCATCTCCATGTTTATTTTTTATATCATTACGCTCATAAACTATTGCCGGATACTTCATCTTGATCGACTCTGGGGGTTGAAAATACACGTTTCTAGATCCAAGAACATCAACTAGTTCTTCATGCAATTCAAGCCTGCTCGCCATTGTATTCACCCCCAAGAGTCAATATTATTCGTGGATATTGTACTTCAGCTATTTTAACTTTCCATGCAGTACCCATGAACTTCACGTATTTAATCAAATGGAAATTTTCAGTAACATAAGGATCTGCTACAATACTAATACTATTATTAATATTAATATTATCATTGACCCCTCCAGAATTTTCGAGTTGTCTAGTATTTTTTATAAAATCACCAACAATATCTTTTTCTATTATTTGGTCAACCCATACTCCCGGCTTGGTTTCACCGGAAATACCGTAACCAAGTTTACCATGGAATTTTGCCATTTTGATTTTTTATAACTAAACTACTTATTAAGAAGCAGTGCTAACTTCTTCTTCAAAGCTGATGGCAGAATAAGGTTTAACAAGAGCACCAGAACAACGGGTTTCAATGAGATATTCATACTTATTGTAGTTAATATCAAAGTCATCAAACATATTAACGGATCCGCCCTTATCAGCACCAATATTATAATCAGTAAGATTGACAAGAATACCAAGTAAATTCCATTTCTTCTTTGCAGAAGTATCTTCGCGAGTAACATTTTCCATTACTGGGACAGTAATGATATCGCGTACGCGAAGAGCAGTTTTCAACTTTTCAATTGTGTCATAAATAACACGACCGGTGGTATCTTCAATTAGAAGCATGTCAGTTAACATATCTTCAGTTGTATAAAGAGTTGGATTACCGGATCCTTTGTAATCTTTACGAGATTTAACAACGTCTTTAATGAAAGCTTTTGCAAAAGCATATTCGTCTGCACCAGCAGCTCTTGTTAAAGTGCGTTTAATCGTATATGTAGCATCATCTTGATAAACTGGCCTAATTTTCAATGGGTCAACTTTATCAGCAGAAGACGAAGAACGACCATCACCAATTAAAATAGCACGAGCAATTTCTTCATCGAGTTTACCTCTCATCTCGCCTTTTAACCAAGCAACAACATCAAAATCAGTAATATCAATAACATCATCGCGATCCATCTTTTGTAGTTTATATACAGTTTGTGGGTCAGTGGTTCTCTTTAAAGCAGTGATAACTTCTTCAACTTTTTGTTTTCCTTTTACATAACCTTTAGCACGAGCTTCGTCGGCAGTGATATTAGCATAAAAAGATTTAACACGAGAGAATGGCGTATGTTTAACAGAAGTCATAACATTTCCAACCCATTCTTGGTCACGGTCGACAATTTCTGGGACTTTACTAACAGCTTTATATTCTGGGAAAAAATTTCCAACATTAGTAATACTATGAGCAAGATATGGGATATTAGTAATATTATGTTCTAGGAAAGCATCCTTCATAGAACCTTTTCTCTTAGCTTCGGAAACAATTTCCATAAATTCCGAATGAGATAAAGTGTTGTCAATCTTTGATTGTTCTTCATTTTCAAAAGCATTATGTTTCATTTCTTTTTCCTCCTCATTGCTTTTTGTTTTATTACTTTGCATTTCTTCTTTGGTTCTTTCAATAGCTTCGCCAATGAGTGCATAAGTAACATTTCTCTGTTCTTCGGTCATACTATCAATGACATCTTGAACAGTTTTTTCTTCATTTTTATTTTCTTCTTCCATTTTTGTATTTTCCTCCGCATGGACTAAATTTATTTCATCAGAGTCATTATAAATAATAGCTTCTTCATCGGGATTATCACCATGGGCCATAACATTTTCAATTTTGGCGCCAGGATTCGCCCCTGCTAAAACTAAACTAACTTCTCTAATAGCTCCATGAATAACATCTCCGCCATTCTGTTTTAATTGATTCGCGAATATAGAAAGAGAACAAATGTCACCATGAGTAACTAATTCTTTTGCATTATTTCCTTGCTTGGTATCATTAAAGAAACAATATGCATAAACACCTTGATCTCTATTTTCTAATATAGCATGACCAAGAACATTATCAGCATCTGCATGATTATGATTCCAAACTAGAGGAACAGTTGTTCCATCTTGTTCTGCAAAAGCGCCTCTTCTAATAGTTCTGCCATCTGAACAACGGATGTCATTTCTTGTAGCCCACCCACTAAAATCATATTTTTCAGGTTTTGCCATTTTGAATTTTCCTCCTATGATTCAGTATCTGGAATGTATAATGTATTATTATCCGAGTTTTCATTAGCATTCTCTGTTGTATCATCTATTTGAGTATTAGCCACTTCTTGATTTACTTGTTCATTTAAATTACGATTACGTAATTCATCAGCTTTTGAATCTTGGATTGGCTTTAATCCAACTATTTGTCTAATTTCATTTGGTGACATTATTTCATTTCTTGTAAACTTATCAGCAATATCTGCCAAATTACTTACTGGGATTAGTTCGAATGGATTATCGAAATAGATTATTCGTTGCCCTTGAGTTCTCCCGGTTTTAGTTAGAAATTTTCTACTCATTTCTTCTGTTATTGCTCTTACTATTGGTTTTACAGTACGGTTTGTATAATTTAACATAGTTTTCTCATCGGCAGTTCCATCTAATATAGTAGATGTCAAACCTAACTGGCTATATAGCATACTCGTCAAATATTCAATCTGTTTCATTAGATTGTTTTCTACCGGACGATTTAACTGTGTTATTTTTTCCGTGCCATCTGTATAAGCAATACCATATTTAGAGCTAGATAATTGTTGCTCTATATCTGCGCGGCGTTTCTCGGCTTGTTCGCGACGCATATCAGTCTTTATAACGTATGGAAGCTGAATAATCAAGTCTAGTTTTCCAGAACCCGATTGGGCATCTATAGCGTCAAGAAGATTGAACTTATTAATTAACCTCTGCAGAACTGAATTTGGTTCATTCATAACTGCATAGAACGGATTCTCAATAATAGCTGTTGTACTTTTGGGAACGGTTATCTGTTCTTTTATCCCAATACGATCGTTATATACTTCAACTGTTATATAGTCAGGAAACCATTCTATTATTTTTCCAACACGCATTGATAGTATATCATACGAACTTGATTCTTTAGGATTAATGCTAGTGTCAACTGGCACAACTGCTATACATCCTTCATCGAACATTGACATAACTATATCTTGAATAAATAATCGAGATACTTGATCTTTGTTCGCTTCAAATGTTAAGCAGTTATTTAAACCAGAATCCATTAATGAAGAATATCTTTCATTTTCATCTACTTTAACATGCCGAATATCAACTCCGCTAACATCAAGTGCTATTCTATTATAAACAGTACTAATAATAGACTTTTCTTGCCCACGAGTTAAATATAATCGATCTGGTCTATATGTAGATGACATTCCTAAGTATTCTCTTGGTTGATAATATGTATAAAATGGAGGATCATTTCCTCCACTATCAGTAAATGCATTCCAAGCATGCTTTAATCTATCTAGTAAATTCATTTTGAATTTTCTCCTTATTCAAGAACCCACTCAAAAGTTACACCAGAATCTGATCTAGTAGCTTTATATATATACGTTCCATTTGTTGATGGAGGGTTTTTTACTACTTTTTTTGCAGTCGCTCGTTTTTTAGTACTCATTCAAAAGCCTCCTTATTTAATTTATAAGCTATGAACGCATCCATCATAGCAGCTACGTTATCGATTTTTGCTTCATAACGTTTTTTATATAATTTCCTATTTCCATTAGTATCTTCTAATGCTATACAATTTCCCATTGCAAATTGCATTAACTTTTCATCAAAAAGAAGTAATCTGTTTTCAGAAAGTTTTTTTAATTCACCTAATGGTACAGATTCTGTTTTAGCACCCTGAATTACTTTTTCAACTCCATATGGTCCATTTTCGCTTTGCCAACGTTCAACAAATTCTCTTGCATTATATGGGTCAAATCCGAAGCAACGAACATCATACTGTCTATTTTGAATATGTTTATCCAAATCATCATAAACTTGCATCATATCTAAAATAGTTCCTTCAAGAACAACCAATGAACCTTCATTCATAAATTCTTCATATTTAAGACGCATGGCGGCTGGAAGTTTGTCAAAAGTAGAGGAACTTATATAGCTTCGAACTTTAATGCCAAATGTTCCATCTGAAATTGGAAATAAGAATGTAAATGCGCAGAAGTCATTTCCCTGTGAAAGGTCAGCTCCTAATGCACATGGCATATTCCAATACTCGCGTTTATTATGTGGTAAAGTTTCTTCATATGTAAAATAATATGTATACCCTTCCATAGGAATTCCAAATCTTTTTGCAAGAATATCATTTCTTGATGCTGGTGCTTTTTCAGCGCGTTCAACATCTAATTGATATGTTTCGTAAGATACAGTTTTTCCAAGATTAGGATTTGCTTTTATCCATAAATCTGGATGAGCGACTTCATCAACTGAATCGAGTTTATAATACCAAATCGAAACATGAGGATTAATATATTCTCCTTTAAGAATCGACATCAATTCCATTTTGATTGTATCACCAACGCCATTTCGAACAGTTCCTTCGGAAGAAACTGCTACAATTAAATAATCATCTACTTTACTAGCACCTTGTTCAATTGCACCAATAACATCTTCTGATGTATCTCCAGAAAGCCATTCATCAACTGTTCCAATTTTATTCCTAAGACCCTGGAGTTTGTCTATACTCATTGGTCTTATCTCCAAAAGAGATCCAGTCAAAAAATTTTCAATCCCTTTTTTGGTTGAGGCGAGTTTAACTCTATCAGCTTTTGAACCAGACGTATTTTGTATAGAGCCTTCAGTTAAAAATTTAAACAAAGGACCTCTTGCACGAACTATAGATGTACGGATTGGCCCAAGAACTTCTTCGGCCTGTTTCATTGTAGGTGCAGTTGTGATTTGATATGTAGTTGTTGTATCAATATTAAGAAAGTAACTTTGTAAACATGACAAATACATTGATTTAGCAGAACCACGAGCGATTATTAAATATTGTTTATTAACTAAACGCTTTTTAATCGATCGTTTTTCATAGTGCCCCCCATGATTATCAGGATTTGGAACAAAAACAGTTCTTTCTAGAAAATAATACCAACCAAATATTTGCTCTGCCCATAATTTGAATGAATCCAGAAGATGCAAATCTCCTCCATCAGTCAATGTAAGTTCGTTTTCACAATAACGGATAAAGCCTTCGACTGCTTCATCATCATAATATACTCCAGGATTTGCAATAAGTTGATCTATGCGATTCATCTCCATAGAAATTTCTTTGCAAACCGGAATATCTCCATTTATGACCGCATCTCTAAAACGGCCATAGTATTTCGGCACAACCGTATTAGAAAGGGACATAAGTTAGCTCCTAGTTGTTTTTCTTATAAAACTTTTCATCATTATACATTAAAGTTCTTAAATATTCTCGAGCCATTTGTTGTTTAAATATAGATCTTTCATTAGTATTCAAAAATTTCATCGATACGCTTCCTAAATTGAATAATATATCGTTTTTCATTTTATTCAATTTTTGATTTTCTTGCTCACTAACTAATACCATTCTATTGACAGATGTCTTAGAAAATTTTTTTTTATTAGAATTAATTTTTTTAACAGCATCTATATACTTATCTTCTAATTTTCTTTGCTTTTTGACATCGGAATCAGTTATTATATTATTTTTGCGTAAAAATATATATGTTTTTGTTTTATCTTTTATAAATCCGCGATGCGTATAATAAGCAGGCTCGATTTTTCCTAAATGATTTGTTACTCTTTTTCTACCAGCATCTGTAAGAGTCCCATCTTCATTTTGATAACGACGAACTCCCCGACGTTGACCTTTGATACCATGATGATAAAGTTCTTTTGTTTGCAAATAGTCATTCATACTTGTTCCACTTAGCACTAACCTTTCTTTTTACCACCAACATTTTTAAATCCATGTAAATGCTCATAAATTGCGATCGCAGTTGAAGCAACTGCCAATGTGGCGCCAACTGTTTGAAGAATTTCACGAGTTTTTTCTTTCCCAGTTTGTACATATTTTGTATCTCCAGAAAGATCGCCATATGCACGTTCGAGATTAAGTCGATTAACTCTGTCTTGGAGTTCTTTATTACTTAAACTAGAGTAATCTTTTCTAATTGCTTTACTGCCTCGTTGCGTACTAAGAAGGGATGCGGCAGTGCTTGCCGCGCTTGAGGCGCTTTTAGTAGCTTCTTCCAAGGCAGAAGCCTCTTCAGCAGCTGCTCTGTATCCTTCGGGCGTTCCGTATCTCTTTTTACCTTCTTCAGTTAGAGTCCCATCTTCATTTTGATAACGACGAACTCCCCAACGTTGACCTTTGATGCCAGAATGCCCCAATTGTTGATTTTCAAGAACTACCATTTTTTGTTTATTTGTTAAATTGTCAAAGGCTGCGTCTCTAGCTCTTTCCGCTTGCGATTTCTTCATAGCACGATACTTTCCAATTTTTCTGCCAAGCATAGCACCAACAAATGCCATTCCCACGGTTCTTTTGCCAACCGACGCCATAGAATGCCCATAAGTTTCTCCGGTTCTAATTTCTCTAAAAAGACCTTTGGAATCTTTTTTAAAAACTTTGGAACGATTCAATAAAAAACTTAAACCGATGCCTGCTGCACCGCCAGCGACTGCACCTAATGCATAACCAATGGTGCCACTTTCTTTTTTGGCGGCATACTCTTTTTTGCTATTGTGTAACTCTTTTCGTATGATTCCCCATTTTTGGCCTTTGATACCATGATGATAAAGTTCTTTTGTTTGTAAATAATCATTCATAATTAATAACCTCCTTTTTGGACATACATTCTCCATTCAAGTTCTTTTAATTGAGAATTAATTGCTTCTAATAGAGAAGATACCTGTGGTGGATCAAATGCTAACTTAACTTTTAAATATATATAAGTTTTTACATTATTTAAAAGCGGTAGATCATCTCCACAAAATTCATCCCATTTATTATCAGCACTAGTAATCATATATCCTTCAGAAGGACCAACACCCATTTGCACTAAATTAGCCAATGTCGTATTTATATGAATAGTAATATCTTGGTCAAATACTGTTTCACTTGTACTTATACCAAGTAATTTTTTTATAGAGTTTAATATACTCTCATCTAATACAGTATCTGCCATATGATACTCCTTTCCTTAATTATTTATTTTTCCATGGTATAGTATCGTTACTATATCGATCTTTTACTAAATATTTATTAAATATGGATTCATCCCCATAATGTATCGCATTATGTGTATCTAGTGATACAGAAATTAAATATTCTGGATTTAAAATATCTTCCGGATTATTAGAGATATCTTCTATTGTAATAGGGTTCATGTGATGTATTAGAATTTTTCCAAATATTGGTTTATCAATACATCCTAAATCGCATCCATTATCCCTAACTATTACAAAGTCTCTAATCTTTTTCCACTCTAGTGATTTATAAAATTTTTGATTCAAATATCTATCGAAACCAAATGTTTGAAAACCAACAGAACCAGAAAGTTTTAAATATTTATAGCGATCTTCAAAAGAATGCATTTGAATAAGTTCCGAATAGGTTCTTTTAATCATGTTTATTACCATCACTATGAATATCAAACTGATTATTATTTGGTTCTCCAGAATAGCTTCTCATAGCTTTCATTGCTTCACTATATAGCTCTTCTATTCTACGAGAAGAATCTAAATTTTCTTTTTTAGCAGCAATTAATTGTTTTTGTTGCTCCATTATTTCCATTTCTAATCGTTCCTTACTTGATGCAAGCTTTAAAAAATGAGTTGTTTCCGCTGAAGAAGCTGTTCCGTCACGAAGACGTTGCTCAACTAAATCCATTGCTAGAGATATCATTTGGTTTTCCCTTGCATCTGGTGTTAAAGCAGGACGAAAGTGCTTGTCTTCAGAATTTGCCATTAAGTTAACTTTGCGTTTCGCCACTTTACAGCCTCCTTTCGATTACTTTTCTAATAGTTTTCTCTGATTATTTTTTGGAATGTACTAAGTTTACTAATACTTTAGGAGATACTCAACGAAAAGGAGAAAGCCCAATCGCAGCAAAGGAAAGACGATGAGTTTGTCAATGAACTGAAAACTTAGTACACCCTAAAAAATAGCCAGAGAGATATAAAACAACTTCTAAAATATCCCTCTGGAGAATTTTAGAAG